GTTATAATGCCACCTATTTGTAAATCTAGGTGGCATTATGTCTTTATACATCGATAAGAAGTTCGTTTCTCTAGTCTCTCCCAAGCTAGAACGGTTCAAGCAGAAATCTGAATACTTGTGGAATTTTAGATGTCCTGTATGTGGTGATTCCCATAAGAACAAGATCAAGGCTCGTGGCTATTTCTATCGGCGCAAGTCTGATGTGTTCTATACTTGTCATAATTGTGGAACAGGTCTATCTCTTGGTAATTTCCTCAAACTCATAGATAACTCACTATATCGTGAGTATCAAATGGAACGCTACAAGAATGAGTCCTCTGGCAATGTAGCAAAGCCTGACTTTTCGCAAGCTATGGTCAAGCCAGTATTCAAGAAGCGTATTGATCTTCCTACAATCAATTCACTACCAGAAGATCATGCAGCAAAGCAGTATCTGCTGAAGCGTATGATTCCGCGCGATAGACTTAACGATATCTACTATGCATCTAACTTCAAGAGCTATGTCATGGAAACTATTCCTGACTATGAGAAGACCTTGTATGATGAGCAAAGGATTATCTTTCCCTTCTATGATGAAGAGAAGACTTTACTTGGCTTTCAAGGTCGTGCATTGGGTGATAGCAAAGTCAAATACATCACAATCAAGCTGAGTGATGACAATAGAAAAGTATTCGGTCTTGATCGTATAGACTTGTCTAAGCGTATCTATGTTGTAGAGGGTCCAATTGACAGTCTATTCTTACAAAACTCTCTTGCAACTATGGACGCATCACTATATAATATTACTCTTTTGCTAGGTAATCATGACTATGTGTTCATTCACGACAATGAACCTCGCAACTCTTCTATCGTGAAACAGATGTCAAAGACAATAAGTCACAATAAAAATATTTTTATTTGGCCTCAAGATATAGCAGCAAAAGACATCAACGACTATATCTTGACTGGAGCGACACCTAGTGAAATCCAGAGTATTATAGATAGAAATACGTTCTGTGATCTGAGGGCAAAACTGGAGTTTGAGAGATGGAAGAAAATTTAGTAAGAAAGTTTAGAAAGCGACCTGTGACAATAGAAGCAATGCAGATTACAGATGCAAAGTCTGTATTAGACATTGAAGAATGGATCAACAGTCCGACCGTTAGTTTCAGCACTAGCCCGCCTGCACTTTGGATAGACACACTAGAAGGTCGTATGGAAGGTGGTCAGAGCGACTGGATCATCAAGGGTGTGAACGGTGAGTTCTATCCTTGCAAGAATGAAATCTTTATCAAGACATATCAGGAAGTGTGATGCACTATCGTAGATTTTGGGAAAAATTTCACGGCCCTATTCCCGATGGTTTTGAGATACATCACATAGATGGCGATAGGTCTAACAATGATCTATCCAATCTCAAGTTAGTCTCTATCGAAGAACATCTAGAGATACATAGATCGCAAGGTGACATTGGTGCTGTTCAAGCGATATTGATCCGTATGAATGAGTATGATAGTGAAGAGATTGCTAGACTTGCCTCTATCACTCAAAAGAAGTTGATTGACGAAGGTGTCCATAACTTTCAGAGGATTGACAGAAAACAAGTCAGCAAAAAGACAATGCAGAAAAGATTACAGTCGGGCAAGCCTGCATTTCTTGGTATAGCAGACACTAAAGCAAACTCTATGAAGGCAGGTCTTGCGGCAAAAGCAAAGAAGGCTGGCTATCTAGATACTAATAGCGACAATCACGGTAGCAAACATGTGATTGGAACTTGCTGGTGGACTCATAGTTCAGGAGCAAGAAAGAGAAGCAAAGACAAACCCGGTAATGATTGGTCAAGAGGAATGAAATATAATGGGTAGTGTGAAACTTGTGGCTATGACAAAGCCGATGATTGAGGGAGTGGAAACTCCAGAACAGTTTATTGCTTACTGTGCTAGAGTATCCAATCCTAGCAATCAGTTGAATAATGAAACGGCAGAGAAGTTGTTGACCTATTGCGTGAAGAATAAGCATTGGTCAATCTTTGAAACTGTGAACATTGTGCTTGAGATCCAGACCACGCGCGATATTGCAAGGCAGATCCTTCGTCATCGTTCGTTCTCGTTTCAAGAGTTCAGCCAGCGTTATGCAGAAGTTACTGATAGTATGTTTGAACAGCGTGAAGCTCGTTTACAAGATACTAAGAATCGTCAGAACAGCATTGAAAATGAAGACGGTCATTTAGATATTGAGTTTAGACTTGCTCAACATAAAGTTACAGAGTTAGCAAAGTCTGCTTACAAATGGGCAATAGAAAATGGCATCGCAAAGGAAGTTGCTCGTTCTGTTCTTCCTGAAGGTCTCACTATGTCACGCATGTATATGTCAGGATCACTCCGTTCATGGATCCACTACTGTGAATTACGTATGGCCAACGGAACGCAGAAAGAACATCGTCTAATCGCAGAACAATGTTGGAATGTTATCGTTGAACAATTCCCCTCACTTAAGACCGTATTAGAACAATAAAAACAATTTAGGAGTATTCGTATGTCAGGCAGTAATATGTTACCGTCTCTGTATCAAGAGTTCATTCATAAGTCTCGTTATGCCCGTTGGCTATGGGATGAAAATCGTAGAGAGAACTGGGACGAAACAGTCGCCCGTTATTTCAATTTCTTTGATGAACATATCAAGGAAACCACTGGTTACAATGTGACCGCAGAAGAGCGTAAGCAGCTAGAAGAAGCTGTTCTTAATCTTGAAATCATGCCGTCAATGCGTTGCTTGATGACTGCTGGTGAAGCTCTCAAGCGTGAGAACGTTGCTGGCTATAACTGTTCGTATGTTGCTGTTGATAGCCCTCGGTCATTTGATGAAATTCTTTACATTCTTATGAATGGCACTGGCGTTGGTTTCTCTGTTGAATCAAAGTATGTAGAGCAACTGCCTATTGTTCCTGACGAACTGTATCCAACTGACACGACTATTCAGGTTGCAGACTCAAAGCTTGGTTGGGCAAAGGCTCTCAAGGAACTGGTGCATCTTTTGTATGCTGGTCAAGTCCCAAGCTGGGATGTATCAAAGGTTCGCCCTGCTGGCGCACCACTCAAGACATTTGGTGGTCGTGCATCTGGCCCGCAGCCGCTGACCGATCTATTCAAGTTCGTAGTTGCATCATTCAAGAAGGCTGCCGGTCGTCGTTTAACTACATTGGAGGCACATGATATCGTTTGTAAGATCGCTGAAATTGTGGTTGTCGGCGGCGTTCGTAGATCCGCGCTTATTTCTCTTTCTGACCTTAGTGATGATAGAATGCGCGTTGCAAAGTCTGGTGACTGGTGGAAAGAGAATGTCCAACGCGCTCTTGCTAACAACTCTTTCGTTGCTAAAGAGAAGCCTGATGTGGGCCTCTTCATGCGTGAGTGGCTTTCCCTCTATGAGTCGCGCTCTGGCGAACGCGGCATTTTTAGTAGAACTGCGTCTAAGAAGCAAGCAGAGAAGTTCGGACGCCGTGATCCTGAACACGATTTCGGCACCAACCCATGTTCTGAAATCATTCTCCGTTCACGCGAGTTCTGTAATCTTACAGAGGTGGTCGTCAGAGGAGATGATACACCCGAATCACTCAAGCGCAAGGTCAAACTCGCAACTATACTTGGTACATTCCAATCCACACTTACCAACTTCAAATACCTGAGCAAGAAGTGGTCTGAGAACTGTGCTGAAGAGCGTCTTCTTGGTGTGTCATTGACTGGTATCATGGACAATGAATACACAAACGGTCGTGCAACACAAGCTACAGGACTGTTTAATATTGGTGATATGTTGGAGGGTCTCCGTGAAGAAGCTGTTAAGACTAACAAGTTATGGGCTGCTAAACTTAATATTCCTATCTCCGCTGCTATCACTTGCGTCAAGCCTAGTGGAACGGTATCACAGCTTGTCGACTCTGCAAGTGGTATTCATGCTCGTCACTCTCCTTATTATATTAGAACTGTTCGTGCAGATAAGAAGGATCCTCTCGCAGTTATGATGAAGGACATGGGCTTCCCATGTGAAGATGATGTTATGAAGCCAGAGCATACATATGTGTTCTCGTTCCCGCAGAAATCTCCTGATCATGCTGTATTCCGCACTGATATGACTGCTATTGAACAGCTTGAACTATGGCTTGTTTATCAACGTCATTTCTGCGAACATAAGCCTTCTGTTACTATCTCTGTGAAGGAAGATGAGTGGCCAGAAGTTGGCGCATGGGTCTACAATCACTTTGATGAAATGTCAGGCGTTTCATTCCTGCCATTCTCTGATCACGTTTATCAGCAAGCTCCTTATCAGGACTGCACGAAGGAAGAATACGAAGCACTTGCAGCTAAGATGCCAAAAGATATTGATTGGACAATGTTAGCTAAGTATGAGAAGCGTGACAGCACCACTGGTTCTCAAGAACTCGCGTGTGTCGCTGGAGGATGCGAAATCTAAAGGAAACAAAAATGACAAAAGAAGTAGATAAGATAAAATGCAACTACTGTGAGTCATCATACAAAGTGCTTTACGACTATGAAGAAACACAGGGGCAGCCTCGTTTCTGCTCCTTCTGTGGTGAAGAATGTTTTGATGAAGATGAAGTAGAAGTGGAAAATGAAGATGAGTAAGATTTTGAAATGGTTCTTTACACCATATGAAGAAGATGATGTATCGCTGTATGTTCATAGTGGTGTTGGATACTCAGGTATAGACTTTGACTTATGGTATGCACAACCGGCAAGATTGAAACATTGTGGTGTTGGTTTTGGAGGTACGTATGACTGATTATGCAAAGGGCTTCAAGGACGGTTTTGCTGCTGGGCTTGAAGAAGGCAAGAAGCTTGTTGAAGATCGGTGGCGTAAAGAGCAGATCAAGAAGATTGAAGATGATCTTCATAAGTTGCCTAAACCGCAGCCGCGCCTTGATGATTATATATTTGGCGCAAAAGAGAAGTGTCCTAAGTGTGGTATAAGTCTAAGTGGTGTGATGGGATATGTTTGTTCATCACCAAACTGCCCAACATTTCCTCAAGTGACATGCGAAGTAGGTCGACCTTTGACAGGTGCCGTAGGTGCAGTGAATATCGATGCGCCGGCAGTTGATCTTGGTGGTTGGGACGGCAAAGGCTCAAGACACGGTTGGTATGATCATCACGGTAAGTGGCAACCTGATCGCGGAAGGTAACATACATACTCTAAAAGGGTATGATCATGTGGCTTTACAACGACAAAGAAATTGGTGATGACGATATCGAAGGCTATGTGTCCTTTGTGTATCGCATCACCAATCTAGAAAATGGAAAACAATATATTGGTAAAAAGAACTTCACGAAAGTCCGAAGCAAAAAAGTTAAAGGGCAAACGCGAAAGAAAAAAGTCAAAAGTGAAAGTGACTGGCGCGAATACTTTGGTTCAAACCTCACACTTCTTGGAGACGTTGAGAAACTGGGACGAGACAGATTCAAAAGAGAAATATTGAAACTCTGCAAGTCTAAAGGTACAGCGAACTATTGGGAAGCTTGGCATCAGATGAATGAGAACGTTTTGGAATCTGATGGGTACTACAATGACTGGATCATGGTCAAAGTCCACAGGTCGCACATCAAAGAGTAGCGACAATCTGTCATGCTGCATTGCACAACGTGAAATACTATATACTAGTGTATCACAACATGACTGAAAGGAGTCCTACCATGATTGCATGGGGAAGAGCATTTATAGCGGCTATGAGCGGATTTGGTGACTCAAGAGAGTCCGGATTGATTAGAATGTTTCGTACCGAGTATGGAAAAGAGTATCATTGGATGAAAAAGAACGGATATGAGATTAATGATAGCTTTGTGAGAACATTCTTAGAATTGAAAAAGCAGTCCTAAACAATACTAGAAGTTGTATTCTATGGTAAATGGCAGAAATTCAGTTTTCTGCCATTTTTTGTTTGACATTTATTTCCGTATCCAGTATATTCTCTTTGTAACAACGGAGATGCACATGTTTAACAAGATCATTCTCTTCATCAATGACAAGCTTGCTACTGCAACTCTCTATTCTATCTTTGAAAACGAGCGTCTTGCTCACGCACAAGCTGTAATCGCTTTGAAGTTGCAAACTGCGCTTCGTAAGCTCTTCAACATTGAATTCGACTACGAAAATAACGAATTCTACATCGAAAAGTGAAGAAAAGAGTTGACATTCTCTCCGTATCCTTTATAAATGTCTCTGTAACAACGAAAGAGGTTCTCGAATGTCTTACGTGATCTACAACACCGAAACGACTCGTCTCGCTGGAGGTTCCTTCAATTACAAAGTTTATCCGACAGAGCGTGGAGCCAAGATTGCTCTTGCTCGTCTTGATAACAAGTCTGACTTTGCTATCGCTGAAATCAATCACTTCTACGCAAACATTGAGAAGAAAGAAACGAAGCGCAACATGATGAGTGGAAAAGAATTCACTCAGGGTGTGAACACTCCTCTGTGCTGTGATCCGTCTTCTGAAACTTACTGGAGCATGTAATGTGGTTCTTGATCTACGTTATCGTGATGTGGATCATATTCATCATACTTCTAGAAGCGATAGAATAACTAATGGAACTTATGCACATGAAAAAGTATAGTGCGCGTCATGGTGGACCGTTTGATCGTGGTAGTGCTGACAGTTACTATCGACGTGGATATGAACCTCACTACTATGTGGGCAATACATATAGTACGCCTCGTGTAGATGCAGCAGATATGACTACTGAAGAACTTGCTGCATACAAAGCAGGTTATGATGAGAATGAAGCTGCTGGAAATTTCAAAGACTGGCGATAATAAAAAAATGGCACTTGTATATATCAAGACTTCATCTGATCGTAAAAAGCCGTCCGCTAAGACACTGCGTCTACGTGAGGAACGTAAAGAATATTTCAAGTCTGTACTCAAGGGTTCTGTTAAGGAACGCCCAATTAATTTGCCTGAGCCATTGCCGAAGCGAGAATTAGCACCACTGTCTAACTCTGTCGGCAATGGCTTCAAGCGGTCTGTTGAAGACTACAAGTGGAAGCGCGACCGTGAAGAGTCCGTTGCAACCATCAAAGAGATTGAACGTAAGAAAACTCGCGTTGCTCCAGCTTATAATAAGGGTGCTATTCAATACTTGACTGACGGAACTGATCCTGCTACAATTGGTCGTAAGATATAGAAAGGACAGAAAATGAAGTATCGGATCTTTCTTGTGGAATCTGAACGCGGTTGGGGCCAAGAGTATTGGCATGAGGATTACGATACATATCAGGAAGCCAAGTCGCGTATTCAAAAGGTGAACTCTGCTAATAAAGCAGGACCTGCTCCTGATTGGTATATGCAAGCTGAAGATAGGATTGAGTGTGTAGAATGACCAAGGTTATCGTTTTTGACATTGATGGCACTCTTGCGAACATTGAGCATCGGCGTGCCTTTGTCGCAACGAAGCCAAAGAACTGGAAAGCTTTCAATGCTGGTATCGTGAATGATACTCCGCATGAGGACATTGTACATCTTTCTACTATGCTTGTAGCCGCTGGTAATACTCTGCTTCTTTGCTCAGGTCGTAGCGAAGATCAGCGGCGGGAAACTGTAGTGCAGATGACGAATTTTGGTGTTCTGTACTCCAAGCTGTACATGAGACCTGCGAAAGATCATCGGCCTGATGATATCATCAAGGTTGAACTGCTTCAGCAGATCCGTGCTGAGTTCGGCAATCCGTTTCTGTGGTTTGATGACCGCACTCGCGTAGTCAATGCAATCCGTGCTGAAGGCGTTCGTGTCCTTCAGGTAGCACCAGGAGATTTCTAATGCAATATGATTTTCCTAAAATATACCACATAGATGATGTGTTACCGCACATCAAGGACTCTCCTGAGTTCATCCATGTTGTGAAGGATGGTTATCAGGTCATCAACTATGTTGTGGCTGGTCATGATACTTTTCCTGATGTTCATGTAACTGGTGATGTATACATCTCTGGGCAAAATGCAGGAAAGTATTCTGGTCAGTTGCACGGCGCTGCTGTTCGTCGTGAGTGTCGTGGTCTTGTGTTTGACATGGACGGCGATCTGATCGGTCGTCGGTATCACAAGTTCTTCAATGTGAACGAGCGTGATGAGACTTCTATCGGCAAGATTGATTGGTCTCGCCCGCACGTGATCCTTGAGAAGCTTGACGGCTCTATGGTATCTCCTTGTTTTGTCAACGGGCACCTTCGTTGGATGACCAAGATGGGTATCACTGATACTTCTATGGAAGCAGAAGCTTTCGTAGCCTCTCGCCCTGACTATACTGAACTTGCTGCTCACTATCTTGAACATGGATTCACTCCTGTGTTTGAGTGGTGTTCAAACAAGAACCGTATTGTGCTGGACTATCCTGAGGATCGTCTTGTGCTGACTGCAATGCGTGAAATGAAGTTTGGTAGCTATATGCTGCATGGCACATTAGAGCGTATCGGTGAGCGTTATGGCATTGAAGTTGTAAAGGCATGGTCACACGAACAAATTCAAAAGATGGGTACTCTCATCGGTATAATCCGTGAAATGGAAGATGCTGAAGGTGTGGTTGTTCGCTTTGATGATGGCCATATGGTCAAGATCAAGTCCGACTGGTATGTCCGTATTCACAAGGTCAAGTCACTGCTCGGTCAGGAACGTGATGTTGTAGAACTGATCTTGAAGAGCGAACTGGATGATATGCTTCCTGTCCTTCCGCGTGAAGATGTAGAAAAGATTGAGAAGTTCCAAATTGTTCTGATGGAACAGATGCGTCTTGCTGCATGGCATGTTTATCAGACTGTCAAGCAGAACCGTGAGACGATGGATCGGAAGACGTTTGCAATCAACTATGCGCCGACTTTTGATCCTATGTTGCGCGGCCTTGTTTTCCAGTTCTGGGACAAGGAATGTGATGAACGCTTGACTTATGAAGCAGTTGTTGCTATGATACTTAAGAACTGTGGTTCCAACGCTTCCTATGCAAAGATCAAGGAAGCTTTTCTGAAGGACGCGCACTATGTCTAACCCTACGCTGTATATGCTTGTCGGAGTCCCTGGCTCCGGCAAGTCTACTTGGATCGCCAAGAACTTTCCTGATCTGACTGGGCATTATGTTGCATCTACAGATCGGTTGCTGGAAATCTATGCATCTATGCGTGGAGCAACTTACAATGATGTGTTTCAAGATAACATTGATTATGCTAACAAGGCCATGATGACGCATGTTAAGGATGCTGTTATGTATGGCTATAACATAATCTGGGATCAGACCAATCTTAACAAGAAGTCGCGCGCACGAAAGCTTGCTGCGGTGCCTAACACTTACCGCAAGATTGCAATCTTCTTTCCTACTCCTGAAACTGGAGAGCTGTATCGTCGGCTTGGTTCTCGCCCTGGCAAGACCATTCCTGAGTTTGCTGTTCAGCAGATGATAAACACTCTGCAACAGCCGACGGTTGAAGAAGACTTTGATGAGGTTCGTGTTGTCTGATTGGGGAAGTGAAGTTGAGGTTGAGCGGCGCAATCGTATCCGCTTGACCTTGGCTGCATATGCATATGAATTTGATGATAATCCTATCATGTCGGATGCTGAGTTTGATGAACTATCAAAAGCAATTCGGCCTGAGATTGAAACAGGTATGAAGAAGCATGATGAGTTCTTTCGTACTCACTTTGATCCAAATACAGGCATGTGGATTCGTCAGCATCCGTTTCTTCGCAAGGTAGAACATACATATCGTTGGTTCCTAAGTAAAGGATATTATAAATGAAAAAGTTTACTATTCGTTATGCCATTGGTGTTTATTGGTATCAATCTGAAATCTTTACAGACAGTTCAAACGCTGCTATACTTTGGGCCGAGAAGATCGGTGGATATAATGTCTCGGTCGTGAAGCAAGAGGAAGTAGAGTGAAAACGCTAAGTGAATATAATGCTGAGTGGTCTGAGAAGAATAAGAAACTCGGTCGTCATGAAAAGTGGATTGCTCTCGCATGTGATCATTGTGGGCATGAACTTGCAGGTGAAAACAGTTTGCTAATGTCTAGTCCGCCGCAGCAAAACATTTATTGTCCTGGTTGTGGTTGGCAGGGTAGGAGATTCGTATACTAATGAAGTTTGGAATCTTTTCAGATTTGCATATGGAGTTTCAACCGTGGTTCTTTGAGCCTGATCCTGATGTATTCTATCTGAATGCTGGTGATACTCATCCGCAGTTTCTAACCCGTGAGTATTTCTACTCGCTATTCAAAGGCAACATCTTTTCAATTCCAGGCAATCATGATTTCTATGGTGGCACTTTTGAGAATGCCGATCTACATTTTTCTGAATGCTATCATGGAGATGTAAAGATTGCTGGTGCTACTCTTTGGACTGACATCTCTCCTACTCGTTGGTGGGACTTCAAAGAGTATATGATGGACTATCGGAACATCAGGGGTATGAACTACGATAGATATATGAATGCTCATGAAACTCATAAACATTTTTTATTTAACTCTGGTGCCGATATCTGGCTTGTGCATCATCTGCCGTCTTTCCAGTCAGTGCATCCGAAGTATCGTGAGTCTGGCGGTAACGACTTTTTCGCTACTGAACTATCACACCAGATTCTTGAAATGAAGAAGCCGCCGAAGCTTATCGTGCATGGGCACACGCATGAACGATGTGATTATATGATTGGTGATACAAGAGTTGTGTGCAATCCTCGCGGCTATCCGAATGAACAGCCGTGGTATCAAAACTATGAACCCCTAATTGTGGAGATTGACTAATGACCGAAGTAACTAAGAGAGCTTTGTTCAAGACTGTATTGACAGTCGGTATTATTGCAATTCTATATGTGATAGGCACATTGTGGCCTTCAATTATTGGATATGTTGTGGTTGCTTTTATTGCAAGTGTTTTCATCGGAATAATCTATATGTTCTTCTACGCGATTGAAGATACCAAAACTTGGAGAAGGTGATGAACATCGTAATCTATTCCAAACCAAACTGTTCTTGGTGCGTTAAGGCTAAAGAACTGATGAACAAGCTGCATCTTAAGTATGATGAGAAGAAGCTTGATGAAGACTATACGCGAGACTATCTCAGAGCATTGATCTATGGTGATAGTCCTGCATCGTTGAATCCACCCTTGACAGTGCCGCAGATTTTCGTTAATGATAATCGCATTGGTGGTTACGAAGACTTTGCTGATTGGTGTGATAATCACGGATATGGTAATGGACAGTGATAGATTTCCAGATACAAAAGCAAACACATATGCATTCGGTGATGATGAATGGAAAAAGATTGTGTCAGAAAGTGCTATATCTATCAATCTCAGCCCACCCGTATCAGAGTGGGAATGTGTTATAATTAGTAATGGTCAGTGGTCCACAACATTTCGTCCTGTGAAAGGAAGTGAACCCAACTGGTTTCATCGCAAGATGCAAGAGTTATGTTTTGGTATTAAATGGAGAAAGGTAAAGTAATGTATAACGTGAGTGTGAAGCGGAATATGGAAATTGACCTTGAAGCTGCTGGCAATCTTGTTGCTCAGGTTCTCAAGGAAGACTTTGAATTTGTCTGTCAGGAGCTTCATGAGTTGAAGCACAAGATGGGCAATCTGAGGGACTTTGAGATTGAAGACTTCAAGCGTAATGCTGAGGTTCATGATGCTATGAAGGTTCTTCTTGGCTACTACATGACCAAGGGAGACTATGACGAATTCATGGAACTTCAGAGGGTATATGGCAATGTTTGATAAAGAAACATTGAAGAGTGAACTTCAGTCTTTTGTCGCAAAGATTACTTTTACAAAGGCTGACGGTTCAAACCGTGAGATGACTTGTACTCTCAAGCCATCATTACTTCCTGAAGTAAAGTTGGTAGAAGCACATGTGCCGCGAAAGCAGAACGATGATGTACTCGCCGTATGGGATTTAGATAATAGCGCATGGCGTTCTTTCAGGCTTGATTCTATTATTGAGGTTCAGCTACAATGAAACGAATTTTAGTCATCCAAGCTGCTGCCGGCCCAGATTATTTGGCAGACCATCTAGCACATTGGCTTTACTTAGATGACGATTTGAAACTTTTTACGAATCGTCATCCAGAATATTTGTTTGATGATTATCCAAAGAGTATGCCTTTGTCTGGTGGTGGCTTTACAGTATACAGACAAATTCCACATGATCGAAAGCAGCACATAACTCTTTTAGATGCTGAGACTATCACGAATAACATTCGTGAGAAGTTATTCGATTATATCATTTGGACAAGCGGAAGACGTTGCCAAGATTTTCTTCATGAAGCAGTTAAAATTGGATACGATAAGAGTAAATTGAATGTTGTTGATGGTGAAGATGATATTTACGGTTATACCTCACCATATTATACATACTTCAAAAGAGAACTTGTAAATGATAGCGCATTGCCTATCTCATTCAAATTTCCATCTTGTCATCCAATGCTTAACAAGCCCTACATTCAAAAATCTAGGTTGTTAGCTAACATTGATCCTCGCTGGCAAAATTCTTATATAAACGGTCTAGAGCCTACTCATGTAGACTATCGATACAAAGAAGAAGAAGACTATTATAGACAATACCAAGAATCGCTCTTTGCTTTTACAACAAAGAAGTCAGGATGGGATTGTATGCGTCATTATGAAATTATTGCCTGCAACTGTTTACCTGTTTTCCCTGATTTTAATTCAGCACCAACAAATACGATGATTGAATGGGACAGAAATTTACAATCACGTGTTAATGCTTTGTGGTTGCACATGTCTCAGGTAAATAGTAAGATAGATATTGGTGAATGCATGAATAGTTGGTCGGAACTCATGGAAGAATTTCATCAAATCTTTTCAACTAAAATGAAAACTGAGCATTATAAGAACACATTCAGATTTGATATATAGGAGTAGAGAATGTCGCATCCACATAAGAATAGACCTCGAAAGGGTCGTCGTAAGATCGGTTCAAAGAAGCGAAAGGCACGCAACAGAAGGAAGAACTAATGTCTAAGGGCAGGGCTGAACGTAGGCATCATCATGATAGAATGCTGAATAAGGTCAAGAAGTTTTTTTGGTATAAAAATTGGTTCTCAGGTGAAGAACACAAGGAACAGCATCAAAAGAGAATGGCCGAAACGCGAAAGCCCTGCTCTTGTTATGTGTGCGGTAATCCTCGCAAACACTGGAAACAAAAGACTATGCAAGAAAAGAAATTTGATGAGTATGAGATTGAATAATGTCAGCAGATAATGGCGTGTATATTTTAGAGACTAAAGGTCCAGAGTACAGGGTTGCGTATGGTCAGAACATAGACGAAATTTATGGTGAATTCTCAGATGAGAGTCTACATTGGCAAGGTGACCCACAATCAATGATTGACTTCTTTGGTCAAGCCGTTGTTTTCCTTGATGAATTTGAAGCTATTGACAACGCAGAGCAAATTGCGCTACAATACGCATATCTCGAAGACGGGATTTGCGTCATCCGAGACTTCAAAGATTGGGACTTCAACTCGTTAAAGGAAAAATATGTCCAAGAAACCGAAAGCAATCCGCGGTAAGTTTGCAGATGAGAAGCACATGGGCGCTGAACCCGATCTGCGCGGCGAAGTTTCGAATTCAGATATCATCTTAGCCTACAATTGGTATAACTACTTTTACGACTCCGCTCAGGCTAAAGAGTGGGTCATTGAATATTTGAAAGAATTTCATAAGACAGAAAAGGATCTAATTAAAAATGCAAACAGAATTGATGATAGTCGCTGCCGCACTAATGGTTGGAATTGTCGCATATTGTTACTGGGTGGTAACCTCCCAGATGGCATCAAAGAGCGAAACGAAGCGCGAATCCGTGCCCTTGCCGATGAAGCCAACACCAGTGATCGAGGAAGAGACACAGGTGGCGCCGAAGCCGAAGAAGAAGTCGGCACCAAAAAAGAAGAAGTCGCAAAGCAAGTAATCTCTATTCAAGAGCGTGTAGCCAATCGCGCCAATGACCTGATCGCCAACATTGAAGAACAGATTGATGTGTTCTATCGTGATGGCACTCAGTTCAAGGCGTCCGATTGGCTCTCTCAGAATGATGTGAAGCCTGCTGTTGCACAATACATTGCAGACTATTACAAGCCTCTCTATTCTGAACTCTTTGATGCTCTTTCGGGTAAGGTGCCTGATTTGCGTGAAGCATACTCTCACTACACTAAGCCGAAGCTGAAAGCTTATGTAGAGTTTATCAAGTCTATTGTGTCTGCCGCTGAAACTCGTGCAGTCGTAGCAAAAGTTGAACGCAAGCCTCGTAAGAAAAAGGTCAAGCCTGCATCCGCTCAGGTTGCTAAACTCAAGTATAAGGAAAAAGATGAAACACACAATGTTATTTCAGTCGATCCGAAACAGATCATTGGATGCAATCAGCTTTGGGTGTTCAATACCAAATATCGAACTCTATCTGTTTACAATGCTATGGGTCCTGCTGGACTTGGCATCAAGGGCTGCACGGTAATTGGCTACGATGAGAAGACTTCCATCGTCAAGAGACTTCGCAAGCCTGAAATTCAGTTGAAGAAGCTTCTTGATGGTGGTAAGGTCGTTCTTCGCAAGTTCATGGACGAAATCAAGTGCAAGTCCAAAGAAGCAAGTGGTCGCATAAATAATGAGACAGTTCTTCTAAGGATCATTAAATGACAGACAACGTATTTCAATTCCCCAAGGACAAGATCGTTCGTGAAGTTCCTCCAAACATAGATGAAATAGAAAAGCACCGAGAGCGAGGCAGACAAAACTATGCTGAGGATGTTGTAAATGACATTATTGAAAACTTGGTTGTGCTTTTGGACTCTTACGGTGTTGATCAAGACGGTAAACACTTCGAACGTGACTTCACATTTTCTATAGATGCAATTCGATCAACAATCTATCGCGCGATGAATGTAGATCATACACTTCATGACTTTATTGATAAGCATGTTTCGATTGTGAAGAAGGATGACAGTGGTAATATTGTAATTGATGATCCAATTGAAATGCAAGAAATCGTGCTGCAAAACATGGTCGAAAAAGATCAGGTACTCGACAAAACAGAATGAGAACTATATAATAGTATAGTTTACAAAGGAAGTTATTATGGCAATTCTGATTGACCTAAATCAGGTGTTGATCTCAAATCTCATGCAGCAGATCAACTCTAATCCAAAAATGAAGCTTGATGAAAATCTCATTCGGCACATGGTACTCAACAGTCTTCGCTCACACATTACTCAGTTCAAAGAGAAGTATGGTGAAGTCATCATCGCATGTGACAACAAGAGATTTTGGCGCCGCGATGTTTTTCCACTTTATAAAGCAAACAGAAAGAAGGCTCGTGAAGAGTCTGGTTTTGACTGGACTTTGATCTTTGAAACACTCAACAAAATCCGTGAAGAGTTGAAGCTACACTTTCCATACAAGGTAATTGATGTTGAAGGTGCAGAAGCTGATGATGTTATCGGTGTGCTGGCTGCACGAAAAGCACCACATGAAGAGGTGCTAATTCTATCTTCAGATAAAGACTTCGTTCAGCTTCAGAAGTATGCCAATGTGAAGCAGTACAATCCTATTCTCAAGCGTTATGTTGAGACTGATGATCCATACAAGTATGTTAAAGAGCATATCATTCGAGGTGATCGTGGTGATGGTGTACCAAATTTTTTATCGGCAGATAATGTCTTTGCTCTTGGTGAAAGACAAAAAGTCATAAATACAAAGAAGCTTAATGAATGGCTTAACAAGTCTCCTGAAGAGTTTTGCACCACTGAAATCATGCTGCGAAACTACAAGAGAAATCAGATGCTGGTTGATCTTGACTATATTCCTGAGACGATCAAGAGTCAGATTGTGGACTGTTATGATAACATCAAAGTGGCAAGCAGGTCTAATCTGGTCAACTATTTCGCAGAAAAAGGTCTGAAGAACCTATTTGATGTTATACAGGAGTTTTAATGAGTAAGAAAAATATTTATGAGGTGTTTGATGATTTCGTCAATGCACCCACTCGTGAAGCCAAGATAGATGTTCTGAGAAAGAATAGTGGCTATGCACTGGATGCTGTGCTTCGTGGCACATTTCATCCACAAATCAAATATGTCTTTAACGATATCCCCGAATATAAAAAGTCTGATGATCCACCTGGATTGAGCTATACATCAATTCATCAAGAGCTAAGTCGAGTGTATCTGTTTGAAGAAGATAATCCAAGAGTTGCAAGCGGTTTGACTTTAGACAGAAAGAAGTATCTTTTGATTCAAATGTTAGAAGCACTAGAAGCAAAAGAAGCTGACATACTTTCTGGTATGCTAATGAAAAAGCTGCCAATAAAAGGACTAACATATAAGATAGTACAAGAAGCTTTTCCTGGAATGCTACCTGATATTTGATTGATCTTTGTTATGCTGTTTCACAAGGATCGAAATGGCAAAAAGAAAGCGCAGAACAAAGCTAGAAAAAATTATGAGCGAAGACTGTGAATCAATATACGAAACAACGATTGAGGACTGCCAAGAATGGTTCAAAGTCCTCAATCGCGAACTCTTTGAAAACAACCTCCCACAAATTAATGAAATCGACATTCGCTGGCGCCGTGGTGCTTATGCATACTATGACTATGATGAAAGACGATCAAACGGTACCTGCAAGTTGCTCATGAGCAAACGATATAAATCAAAAAAGTTTTTTATTGAAATCTTGGCGCACGAAATGGTGCACCATTATCAATACATCAATAACGAAGGGATAGGTCACGGCTCTTCGTTTCTTAAATGGCGTGACAAGTTTAACAAGAAAGGTTTGAACCTCGCAAGGTCTTATTAGCATGAAGTACAAAAAGAACCAGTATGGAAATCATGAAGATTATGACGATGAAGAATATTCTGATCTTAGAAAAGGTCAGAAAAGGCGCCCGATCCGCAACTGGAAAAAGGCATGGGTAGAGCATGAAACTGAGGCTGATGCCGTAGACGATTTCTATACCAGACGCTAAGTCTTTGATTTAGCTCGACCATCTTTTTTGAAGATTTCTCTTGCAAATGATTTCCGTTTGCAGTATATTCTTCTCAACAACGACACAGAGGAGACTACTGAATGGCTATCACTCGCATGGTTTCTGAGAAGTACGAAATGGTCGACGGAAAGTACACCAAGGTTGCTGAAGCTTATCCCGAAACTCTCGCTCACGGTTGTGTTCTTGAGACTGGTACACGCTCTGTTCGTATCATGTCTGACATTTGGGGTTCTGAGAAGTACGCTGTCTACTGGGACGCTGAACAGTCCAAGCCCGTAGACGTTTGGCTCGACACTTGCGACTACAACTGGATGTGGGGTGACAAGGTTTCTGCGACTGTGGACGCCACTCCTGAAGTCAAGGAAGCGTATCGCCACTATCGCGTAAGCAAGCAGTTTGATCGTATGCTTGAAGACGCAAAGCACAATGCAAAGCAGATTGAGAAGGGTTGCGTTGCAAAGGTTACTCGCGGTAAGACTGCCAAGGGTACTGAAGGCAAGGTGATCGCCGTGATCAAGGCTAGCTATGGCATGGGCTATCGCGCTTCTGTTGAAAACAAGCTTGGCATTGCAACTTCTGATGTCATGTACAAGAAAGCTCTTCCCAACGGCAAAGTGGTCGATGCTCACAAGGATGTCGTGTGGGTCTGGGCACGCAACTGTGAGCGCGTAGACGTTGCTGAAGTCAACGAACATGAAGTGTGGCTTCAGGCCGAGAAGCATTTTCCTAAGGCCGCTTGACAGCGGCCCTAACTTCCTGTATAACACTCTCATAGTCAACACGGAGTTCGCATAATGGTTGCTCGTTCTTTCAAGTCTAGCACTAGCTTCGACAAGTCTCTTGAACTTCTCATTAATGAAAATGATGATGGTCGAAAGACAAATTCTGTATACAGCGGTTTCCGCTCTCTCAAGGAAGCAAAAGACTTTGTTAATTGGTGGGAAGGTGTGTGGGGTTGGGGTTACATGGGTTCTGCTAGTGTCTCTTCCGATTTGACTGTTCACACTTCTCGTTATAACTCTTGCGACTAAGGAGATATACATGACTGTTGACAAGATCCGAGTTTTTGACTATCTTGAAGCTCTGCGGCAATCAGGTATCACCAACATGTTTGGTGCTGCGCCCTATATCGAACGGGTATTTGATGTCCCGCGCAAGGAAGCCGTATCTCTTTTGGTTGAATGGATGGAGATTAAGTCGAATGGCTAAGGTCAAGGACTGGTTGATGGAAATGGAATCGCACGTGTGGACTGCTATGGAACTTGGTCTTCCTCGTGCAAATGTTTACTCGTATGTCTGCACTCAGATGTACGGCGCCTCTGAACGTGATGTAGATAGCATCATCGATCAGATACAGAACCACTATTATGGCTACACGTTTAACGAGAATGGAGAGATGAAGTATGCCACAAGCGAGTAAGCACGGTAAGAGACCTGAATTTGTTGCACTTGAACTTTTCGAGCGACAGATCATTGTGACGCCCTCTGAGGTAGATCAGTATGTGGGTACAACTGGATATACGTCCAAGTATGTGTGCTTTCTGAAGAGAGACGGTCACCAGTTTGAAACCAACAAGGATGGTCGGAGGGTCGTGTCCTATGTCTATAAGGGAATGACTAAGGCTGGTGCTAAGAAAGCTGCCAAGGCTGCTCCTAAAGCGTCCAAGAGCAAGCCAGAGAAGATTGCAAAGGTCAAAAACGCAGTCGTCAAGAAGCCTAAGGTCTCTGTAGAAGAGAAGCTTCTACAGGAACTGGACATGATGCCTCTTCAGAAAGATTTCAGTTCCAGTTCTTTTTCTATTGACTCCGAGTGGGATTCAATGGATAATGTTGACGTTACAAGTCTTGTTAGGTAAGGAGATATAAATGACTAGTAGTAAAAAGATTATGGCGGGTGCTGGCTTGATTGGGCTTGGTGTGATTATCATCATCTTTGGGCCGATTGCTACAATCTGGTCTTGGAACCAGTTGTTCGGTGATATCGAGATGCTTGAATATAGTTTTTGGAATTGGCTTGCAGTAATCGTAATCGGCATGTTCTTTCGCGGTGCCAAGATTGAGAAGGTAAAGTAATGTATCGCGATTATCCTGAAGTTGACGTTTCTGTTTTGATGCATCGCACCATCACCAATCTACAACAGAATGGTGATGACGAATTGCTGTTCACCATGGACAATGGTGACCGCTACATCATGTATCATTCACAGGATTGTTGTGAGTATGTGCGAATCGAGGACATTGATGGCGACCTCAATGATCTTGTAGGCTCGCCAATCTTGCAGGCCGAGGAAGTGACTGGTGAAACCCAAGATGCCTGGGAAGAAGACGAACGGCAAGATTCCTACACTTGGACATTCTACAAGTTTGCGACCATCAAGGGTTCCGTAACCCTGCGTTGGTTGGGTGAGTCCAACGGTTACTACTCTGAGCGTGTTGATTTTGGAAAGGTTGAAGATGATGAATAAACGTTGGTTACTTGCAGGGCTTGCTGCTCTGCCTTTTATCGGTGTTGCTAATGCATCTGGCAAGAACTCTGCTTCGTGGCGTGTTCCTGCTGGTGTTAAAAAGATCCGTGTTCGGTCTTGGAATGCAGACGGCAGCAAGGATCTAGACAGGACTCTGAGTGTAGAGCCTGGTGACTTTTTTCGTATTGATGCAATTGAGGAATAATGAAATGATGAAGCGTGTTCTTTCTACTCTTGGTATTGTTGGTGTTGCTCTCGGTCTTGGTGCATGTACGGATGCTGAAATGGCATCACAGAACATCTCTAAGGCTGCGGACTATTTTGAGATTAATCGGCGTATCATCTTCTACAATGGTATCACCGATAACTATATGCTGACTATTGAGGGTCGGTGTTCTATCAAGAAGGACAATCAGGACAATCAACTTGAAGTGACATGTAAGACGAGTCCGACGGAATACAAGAAGCATTTTCTTGGCATTTCGGATAACGTGACTTACTTCGTAGAACAGTTGGAAAATGCCAACGTGAGTGTCTATCAGTATCGCGTGGTCTTCAAGCCGTCTGCTATTATGCCTGACATTGAAGTAAAGTAATGGGTGACATTATTAAAATGGCAGAAGCCCGCAATGAATTTGCTTGTTTAGAAGACGGTTTCTGCTATTATTGGCCTAGTCAGCATGGCGCAATTTCCTCATATCAACTGCGCCAGCTTGCAGATGAACTTGATAAACGTAATAAAAAGTGGAGCGAAGAAATAGATGAATATTTTCGCAATCAGCAACGATCCGACTCAGGCAGCGGAGTGGATGGTGGACAAGCATGTGGTGAAGATGATTTTGGAGACAGCGCAACTCCTGTCCACCGCTCATCGGTTACTTGACGGCACACAATACATTGACAAGACCAAGACTGGTCGCAATGTAAAGCGTTGGCGTTTGCCTGACGAGCGCGAGACTGTGCTATATTCAGCCACACATATCAATCATCCGTCAGCCGTGTGGTGCCGTGAGACTAGCGACAACTACAAATGGCTGTATCGGCATTTTCTAGCACTGTGTATGGAATATAAACATCGTTATGGTAAAGTACACAAGTGTATGGATATGTGCGACCATCTTTGTTCGTATCCTCGCTATATAAAGTTAGGTGATCTGACTCCAGTAACACCCGCAATGCCTGATGAATACAAAGTGCCTAATGATCACGTAGAATCCTATCGTAACTATTATCGTATTGCAAAAGAGAGAATGCACAAATGGACGAAGCGCGAAAAGCCCGAATGGATCACAATCAGTTAAAAGAGTTGATTGATAATCTGCGGCATCCAACAGAAACATCTATACCATTTACTGAACTAATGAATGATGCCGCAGATGAACTTGAAGAGATAATGGTCCTGTTAGAAAAGCAACAGGTCATCATTCGTCGTATATATGCAGAGAAGCTGCCTGACACTTGGTTCGTGTGTGGTGAACTTGGTGAGAAGGATCAAAACAATCTGCCGAAATATATAGAAGTATGTCCTGCATATGGTGCAGACTGGTCGCAGGTATATGAGCGAACTGATCACACAATTGGAGGAATGGGCAGCTAGAAAGGATACTAAATAATAGCATGATTTATTCATTTATAGATACTGAAACCGAAGAAGAGTTTGAATTGGAAATGACCTATGATCAACTCAAGGCATTTCTAGAAGCTAATCCAAAATTCAACCAGACATTTCGCATGAATGTTGTTGATCCAGTAGGAATCGGTGTTACGAAACCACCATCTGATTTCCAAAAATACGTTCTAGGTAAAGTCGCAGCAGCCCCAGGCGCGCAGGCATCTGCTATTGATCGTAGATGGAGTCGTAAGAGAGAGTGGTAAAATATAAGAAGAATACACGAGTTTCAAAAGAGGGTAGTCACGTAGGTGATGCGCCCTCTTTTGCTTTTAAAGGAGTAAACATGTCCAAGAAGCCTAAGAATAGAAATGCAAACAAAGAACAAGAAGCACAAAAGAAGGCAGCACATTTTGAACTTAGACACATAAAACCGCTCACACCAAATCAGGAGAAAGTCTTTACAGCTTATCAACAAGGATATCATCTGATGCTTCACGGTTTTGCTGGAACAGGCAAAACATTCTGCGCTCTATACTTGGCATTAAATCAAATACTAAATTCACAATCAGTATACAATAAGATAGTCGTAATACGATCCGTAGTTCCCTCAAGAGATATGGGATTCTTACCAGGATCAATGAAAGAAAAGATACAAGTTTACGAAGAACCATACCGCGAAATCTGCGACAGTCTGTTTGGTCGTGGCGATGGTTATGACATACTCAAGATGAAAGGCATTGTACATTTCACTACCACTTCTTATCTTCGCGGACTGACATTCAACAATGGCATTGTCATACTAGACGAAAGTCAGAACTTGTCATTCCAAGAATGTGACACGGTTCTAACAAGAATGGGTGACGAAAGTAGATTGCTTGTATGTGGTGATTTCAGACAGACAGACTTAAATAAGCCCCATGAGAAAGAGGGTGTTACTCAGTTGATGAGAATTACCAATCGTATAAATACTTTTCAGCATATTGAGTTTCAGAAGGAAGATATCGTTCGTTCTGGACTAGTTAAGTCATACATAATTCAGAAGGACGCAATGGGGCTATGAAAACATTTTTAGAGTTTATAACAGAAGGGAAATCTCTTCGTGAACGAGTTCAACCTGCAATTGAACATACGGACGAAGAAGGCAAAGTACAAATAAAACGTGGCAAGCGTGGTGAAGATCATGCTGAGATCCGCGAAAGACATATGAAAGAGCCAGGCAAGCCTTTGCCAGGTAGAGCAGGTTTTTATGATCCAGAAGAACAGAAATTTTATACACGCGAAGAAATGGGTAATATAGACAGCACAAGAATGCTCACACCAAAAGAACGAGATGATCGTGAAGAAAGACTTGAAAAGAAATATGCTGGTGGTCAGTCTTCTACTGATAACATGACAGACTTCCAAAGAACCAAACAAATGCTGAGATATACAGAAAATCTTGAAGAAGGTAATCCTCTTTCTCGTATGAGAACTCTTGAAAAAGAAGGGCGACATTTCATTGCAATATCAACTGAAAGACCAGGTCTAACAAAGAAGCAAGTTGCAAAAAGAAATGAAGAACTTATGTCTATGGCAAGAGAAGCTGGCTTTGGTGTAAGAAAAACTGAAGGTAGATATGAAGGTAACAAAGAATCATCACACGTTATTCATGCGCGCGCGGCCGGCCGTGAAGCTGGTGCAGAGCTTGTAGCATTTGGTCGTAGAGCAGGAAAGCACTTTGATCAAGATTCTGTCTTGCATCACAACGGCAAAACCGCTAGACTAATAGGTACAAACACAACTGGTTTTCCAGGTATGGACAAATCAGAAAAAGTTGGTGGTGAACTCAAATATAATCCAGATGAAAAATTCCCATTCCAAACTGAATTGAGACCATCTAAGAAAAGATCACCAGCACGTTTCACTACGGAGTAAATTGTGAGTTATAGTGAAGATTGTTTAAAGTATATTAAAGAGTGTCTGACTAAAGAAGAACGTAAGCCTGTTGGCATGTTTGGCACTTGGGCATATTACGAACAAAAGAAAAAAGAGTACGAGAAGAACAGTTCATCTTAAATTCTAAAAAGTGGAATGAACAATGAAGTCATTTAAGAAGTTTGTCGCAGACAAGACTGAAAAAGAACCTGTATATCACAAGGTTTACATTGGTAAAGATTTTGAAGTAAATACTAACAAGAAGCCAACTTTTCACAAGGTCTTCATTGGTAAAGTTGGTAAGCTTGACGATCTTGATGAAGCATACGACTTTAGTAAAGTCTCAACAAAATCTGACCTTCTTACGTCAGCTGGTCGACTTGAGAGTTCACAGAGAAGCATCGCGCTAAGACAGCATTATGATTTCAGTGGTGATTACAATCATAGAAGAGCAATACGATATTATACAACAAGTGCATATCGTAGAATCAATGGTCCAATGTATAAAGGTGAAGAGATTACTGATCCTGATGCGGCAGACGTAGTGCCACATTTGAAGTCAGCTTTAACAAAACACAAAGCACCAGAAGATATTCCTGTACACTCAGGTATCAAGTATGATCCTAGAAAGCTACCTGTTGATGATGATAATGTCATGCGCGTAACAAACCCTGCATTCACAAGCACATCTTTACATTCGCAAGTTGCAAAGAATTTTGTTGGCACAGATATTGATGAAAAAGAAAAGCATGTGATACACTTCACTGTACCCAAAGGATCACATGGTGCATATGTTGATCATCATTCAGACAATGAAGGTGAAAAAGAATTCGTATTGCACCCAAATGCGAAGCTTGAGATACATCCAACTCCTGAAGTTGAAGATTTTGATACATGGAACGGAATGGGAAAACTGTATCATTGGAGAGCAAGACTTGTACATGACGGCGTTCAAGAGGTTGGAGAGAAATGAAACACTTCATCAAATATCTAGATGATAAGAACGCTGAAAAAGAAAAAGACATAGAGATGAAGATGAATGCTGCTATCACAGAAAATGATAAGACTGTGTATGCAGCACATGATTATTATGGTAGCCCAAAGAAGATGGTATTCAAAAGAAAGTCTCCAAGTTCTTCAGGTGGTAATGGTGGTAATGGAAATGGTGGTGAATAATGTATCTTGATTATTGGATGATTGCGGCAGTCATATTGTCATTTGGTGCATGTCACTGGATTAGCAGAGTGCAAGGTATTCAAGAGGGTGCAGTAACAACTCTTCGTCTTCTGCATGCAGAAAAGATAATCAATGTGTCTGATGAAGGCAAAGTAAGTCGCTACTCGACATGGAATCAAAAACCAAAAAGAAAAAGAAGAAACAAAAATGCTGACCTTTAAATCATACTTGAACGAACAAAAAGAAAAGAAGAAAGAAGTGGAGACGAACTATCATAAAGTCTTTATCGGTAAGATCGGTAAATTTGACGAAGATGATGATGCAAAGTCTATCTATCATAAAGTCTTCATTGGTAAGATCAAGAAACTAGACGAAGCATTTAGACAGGGCGCAGCCAGACATGAAGGGCCGCGCTCTGATGAGACACAAAGTCTTCATGAAAAGTTATCGAGACGATATAAGTTTGGTAGAAAGCTAAAAGAATCAAAACGATTTGAACCCGATCTTGATGATCCAGAAGGCAGCAAAAAAAATGCAATCAGAAAATATTCTGGTATAATGTATAAGAAAATAAACAAGGCATTATACACAGGGGACTCAAGTGATCTGACTACTCAACATCATGATATAATCGAAAATTTGAAATCAGCTTTAGTTAAGCATAAGACAGGTGAAGACATGACTGTCAGTTCTGGTCTCAAAGTTTCTCCTGATTCCTTCAGAAAAGAAGGTGATGAAGGTCCAATAAAAATGATAATGCCAGCTTTCACAAGTACATCGTTAAGGCCGGCGATTGCAAGAGAGTTTGCTAAACCTATTCGGAAAGAAGGTGAGCCCGAAGAACACGTAGTTCATATAGATGTTCCTAAAGGTTCTCATGGTGCATATGTAGCACATCACAGTGCAATACCTGAAGAACACGAATTCATTTTACATCCAGGTGCAAGACTACATGTCGATCCTCTTCCATCACATATCAGCGAACGCACAGATTGGGATGGTAATAGAATTAAAACTCACCATTGGAATGCTCGTTTAGTTCATGATGGTGTAAAAGACGTTTGACAAGAATTTTTCCATACTATATGATATTGTTATAATAAGGAATTGATATATGAAACGTTATGTGATTGGTGATATCCACGGTTGTTACGTGGAACTGTGTGCATTGTTGGATATGATCCATAAACATGCTGATGGTAATCAATATAAGATCATCTTTGTTGGTGACTATGTTGATCGTGGACCAGATTCCAAGAAAGTTGTAGATCAAATTCGACTCCTTGAAAAGGAAGGTTGCATTGCTTTGATGGGCAATCACGAAGATATGCTTCTGTTTGGTGATTTCACTTATGCTGCTCAAACACTTGTGAGTTATAATGCTTTACTAATGCCCGAAGATGTGCTAGAATGGATGCGTTCTCTACCAAAGTACTATGAGGATGACACGATCATCGTTGCTCATGCTGGTGCTAATCCTGCATTTCCAATGAATGAGCAAACAGACGCAATGCTCTTGTGGTTACGATATGAACAGCATCAACATGCAATGCTTGATAAGCACTTCTATCACGGGCATACACCAAGACTAGGTAAGATTGAACAAGTAGCAGATCGCACAAATGTGGACACTGCTTGCGTGTTCGGCGGCCATCTAACAGCCGCTATTGTAGGAGATGATGGTAAGCCTGAAGGTTTCATTCAGGTGCCAGCAAAGGGTGGTGTATATGATATGAGTGATGCTCAATCGCGAGGTTGGGAAGTCTAAATATGAGACTATATAAAGTAAAAGAGTTTGTCATTGAAGAAACGGGAGTAAAGGTTACCATTCTTGGTGATGTTGAAACCAGAGGCGCAGCATACGCTGAGGCTCATCTGAAATGGCCAAAGATATTATCGTTGAAGGAATACGAAAAACACTGAGGACGGGGGTGCAAATCCCCCCTGCTCCACCATAAAGACTGAGATGCCGTTTAAAAGACAGGAAGATAGAAACAGATATAACGCGAAAAAAGTACAGGAAAGAAGAGAGTTTCTTGATAACTACAAACTCCAAAAAGGATGTGAGATTTGTGGATACGACAAACACCCAAAAGCACTGTGCTTTGATCATATTGATCCTATGACAAAACATAAAGATTACTCATCTAAGAATATGACGAGATGGAGTATTGATATGTTGACAGAGGAAATAGCGAAGTGCCGCGTTTTATGTGCTAACTGTCATAATATAGAGACGTTTGAAAAAGAACATCATCGGTTAAACAAGCAGTCTTTATGACGGGGCAGAATTTAGGATCGACTGAGTGTAGAATAGTTGACTGGAGATAATCGTAGGCGACTACGTACAAGCGCAAAACTCTAAATGCAAACGATAACTTTGCACCTCGTATGGCACTAGCTGCCTAACATGCGCTCGGAGGGGGCGTGGAAACAGAACCCCTCCACCAATACTTTGCGCTAGTGCCAGTTTTAGGCGCATCGTACAATGAACTGGCAAAACGGAACGCCGTGTCTCCGTTGCAACAAACCTAAACACGGCACCTTAACACACATGACACAGGAGAAATATCATGTCAAAGAACCCTTACGAAATCCGTTTAGAACTGCTTGCGATGGCACAATCCATCATAACGGAGCAAGCTATGAATGATCGCATTCGTCTTGAAAACGATTGGGGTCTCGCAAGAGAGAAAGCATCTATTCAGCTCTCTTCTGGTGATACGAAGATTGATCTTCCACCTTTTCCAGAAGTACCAAAGATCAGTGAAGACGCTATCATCAAGATGGCTGAAAAGCTGAACGCATTCGTATCTAAGAACGACTAAATAATACTGACACTAAAAAATAGCGAGGTCAGTATGCAATTATTCAAGCCATTCTATATCTGGTGGGTCACAAATCTAGCAGTCGCGTCTGGTGTTTTCTGGGCATGGCACACTGGCATCATTACCAAAATCTGGTATGATGATGTGACATTGATTACATCTGCCCTCGCTGTTCTCTATGTTATCACAACAGGACTTATTGGCTACGTTGCGTATACCAAAGACTATACAAGCAAGATTGTAGATGCTTGCTGGTTTCTATCTGAGCAAATGCTTGCACTTGGTATGTTAGGTACTGTTGTCGGCTTCATCTATCTTCTATCTTCAGGTATTTCATCCGCATCTGTTAGTGATCCAACAAGTCTAGCAACTCTGCTGGCTAATATGTCTGTTGGTCTCGGCATCGCACTGTACACGAATGCAGTTGGTATCTTAGCAAGTCTAATATCAAAGACATTGCTATATGCGGTAACATACGATCATGAAGAATAAAAAGTTTGACTTCCGAACAGCATACATTGATCTGCTAATCAATCTGCTGACTGGCACGGTTGTTCTATTCATTCTCACAACTCTTCTCATTGCACCTGTCACGCAACAAAACGAAGGTATCAAGAAGAATGCAGATTATGTTATCACGCTAGAATGGCCAAACGAACTGGACTGTGACGTTGACTTGTGGGTGCGTGATCCTCAAAACAATATCGTATCATATCGCTTTCTTGAAGCAGGCTTGATGTACTTTGAGCGTGATGATATGGGCAAGCGCCGTAGTATCTACGAGATAGATGGCAAAGAAGTTGTCATTGATCCAGACAACAAAGAGTTCGTAACTCTGCGCGGTACATTTCCCGGAGAGTATATTGTCAATCTTCATGTCTACTCATGCTTAGACAGCGAAAAGAATTTAGGACTGCCAGCAGGAACTCTCATGGAAGTACCTGTGAAGATTGAGATTGTCAGAATCAATCCAACGTACATTGTTGTTAAGCACATTGAAATGAAAATGGAAAGTGTATGGCAAGAGAAGACAGCTATTCGCTTTGTGATGGACAACAAGAAGAACATTCTTCGGTTCAAGAATGATTATGTTTCCGTTAGAACAGGAAAGACAGCACCATGACACAAACAATTCTCTTGTTCATCGCGCTATTTGTTGCTATAATACTAGCTGCATCATTCTACTGGAACAGCAAGATACTGAAGTTCATCACGATTGCATTCTTTGTGCTTCTAGCAAATGCTATTTACTTCTCACTTGATGGCGTCAAGGGATGGCCGTCAGAAGATACAAGAGTTGTCAAAGGACTTCTTGCATCTGTTGTGATTGTCAATCCATCTAACACGGACGATGGAGCAATCTATATCAGCATATTCCCTACCACACCAAAAAAGTGGTATGAGTATGACTATCCAAGATATGCACCAAAGACTTTCTATGTGAAGTATTCCAATGATCGTGCTGCACAGTTTGAAGAAGCAAAGCAGGCCATGGAAGAGGGCAAGGAAGTCCGTATCAATGGTATACCACCTGAGAATGCTGCGCCTGGTGAAGGCGAAGGAACAGGTGATGACAGTATCTCTGGTATGATTAACCAGATTATAGATAGAGTCATGTCTCCACAAAGAGACACATATAAACCAAAAGTGCCTGATGTTGAAATCATAACACCTGAGGTTCCACCACAGAAAGGAACAAAGTAATGAAAAAGTTTTTAGCAGTCAGTCTTTTAGCATTAGCACTAGTAGGCTGCAATGAAATGTCAGCGAAAGAGATATACAACATAAGCGTTGATGGTGTTGTTCTCATTCAGAACAGAATAGATGCATCTAATGGTGGATCAGGCACTGGCTTTATTCTTGAAGACAATCAGATTGTTACAAACCACCATGTCATCGGCGGTCAGGGCAAAATTTTTGTGTTCTCTAGCAAGTCTGGTAAAGAGTATGAAGCTCAAGTAGTCTACGCGGATCCTGTTGCAGATATAGCAGTCATTCAATTGAAAGATTGGGAACTCTATGAGAAGAATGAGAACCCTGTTAATCTCATTCTTGGTAATAGTAATTATATGAAGCCTGGTGATAAGATTGTGGTCATCGGTCATCCTTGGGGATTAACATGGACTGTATCTGAAGGTATTATCTCAGGTAAGCATCGCCGTGTCGGACAAAATCCAAAGTTTGTAGATCAAATTGACGCCAATCTATTTCAAGGCAATTCAGGCGGCCCAATCTTCAATGAGAACGGGCAGATCATCTGTGTGAGTAATATGATGCTTGCAATGGAAGGTGGATCATATGGCTTCTGTGTTCCTTCCAATCTTGTGAAGAAGGTCGTTTATGACTTTAACACTCTAGGTGAAGTGCGCTGGAGAGTATTGAACATATCAGCAGATTTGACAGACGATAAACAGTCTGTTATAATTCGTGAATTGGAACTTGATGGTGCTGCTGCAAAGGCAGGATTAAATCAGAACGATATTATCATGGGCATTTCAACAACAAAAAATGCCGCGACCATCAAGAAGGTATCAAATCCAAATGATCTGATTACTGAGCTTGCAATGCTATTTGGTGATAATGAAGAGATTATTTTATTGATTGATAGAAAAGGTGAAAAGATGATGATCAATGTGAAAACAAACTACAGAAAGTCTAGCGAGTACTCACCAGATCAGGCAAAGTGATATGCCCAATAAAGATGAAATTACCAACTTCTCTCTGGTCATTGAGACTTTGGCCAGAGAGAAGTGCATACCTTACATGGATGCAATTCTATTACACTGTGAGAATACTGGACTTGAAGTAGAAGTCGCAGCCAAACTCATTTCTGGTGTGCTGAAATCCAAAGTCAAGAATGAAGCAGAAGAACTTCATTTTCTGCCGAAGTCAAATACAGCAAAACTTCCTATCTGAGGATACATTATGATCGTTGAAGATGTTTTTGATTCTTTCGAGAGAAAGAAAATTCTTCATATGAAGAGTACTGCTAAGTCTCATATGCAGCTGGTGCTAAATGAAAAAATATTTGTGAGTGTTGGGCATTATCTTGTTGTCTCTGGTAATGCATTTACTTCATGGCATGATCAAAGTGAACTTAAAGACATTGATGTGTTCGTGCTAGGCGATGATGTTGCAAAACACCAACTTCGTAAATATCTTGCAAACAATGGTTTTAAACACAAAGATATTGAATATCTGAAGCAAACAAATCCTGGTGCAACTCATGTTCAAGAAGTTTGGGAAGCCGTAAGTCATGGTAAAAAGTATCAGTTCATCTTTACTGATTATTGGGATCGCAAGGATCTGATCAAAGAGTTTGATTACAAGCATTGCATGGTATCATATGCTGTAGGCAAGGACATAATTTACATTACTCGCTCCATTTATGATGCTATTGATCACAAGCATCTTATCGTTAATAATAAGAATAGAGTTGCAGAATGGCGCCGCAATAAGTTTCTTCAGCGCGGCTTTACTGAGCCTACAAAAGCAGAGGAACAATTTGTTACTTGGACAAATCATGCCTATCAGACTTTTGCAACCAGACTTACACAGGAACTAATAGAGATTGCATAATGAAATTGTCTGGTTACGAAACTTACTGTACCTATCTTGCATTGAAGAACCATTTTACTCGTGACAACTATGATTTCTTCAAGTACAATGGTAAAGTTTCTGCAAGCAAAGAATCTTTTCTAAACAGACAGGACAGGTTCAAGTTTGAGAAGCTGTCAAGAAAGTGTGATGATGTAAAGACACACATTGCACTTTGTTTCATGGCAGATAGGACATGGATTGGTGATATGTTAGATGATGATGCTTTTGAATTTTATCAAAGACACAAGCGAAAAGTCCAATCCATGTCCTACGATTTTAAGAATGAATTGGAACACATTGATGATATCAAGTCTCTATTCAAACTAGAAGACAATAATTATCCTAAGTTCCTCAATGAATACATGCGAGGTGATATGTCTTTCGAGACGCTGATTATTCTCAACTCATTCATTGATTTCATTCCTAAGTTTGATGCTAAACTCAAGGACGACTTTTTGTGGTCCAAGTTTAGCTTCAAGGCACGGAAGTTTGCTCCGTTTCTGTTATCTCAGATAGACAGAAAAAAGTTCAAACAAATACTAAAAGACCATATAAAGGTTACTATATAATTGACAGAGGGAGATTCCTCTGATAACATATACAAATTATACAACGAAACATACGGAGAAAATACATGACAAACTTTGCTGCACTTAAGAAGACCTCTTCTGACATCTCTCGCCTCACCAAAGAAATCGAAAAGATCAACAATCCAGAATCCAGCACTGAGTATGAAGAAGATACTCGTTTCTGGAAGCTTACTCGTGACAAGTCGGGTAATGGTTCTGCTATCATTCGTTTTCTTCCTGGTCCTGCTGTGGATGGTGATGATGCTCTTCCTTGGGTGCGTTATTTCGATCATTGGTTCAAGGGTCCCACTGGTAAGTGGTTTGTTGAAAACTCTCTGACGACCTTCGGTAAGAAGGATCCTGTGTCAGAGTACAACTCTACTCTTTGGGGTGATTCTTCAATCAAGGAAGAGTCCTATCGTCCTCTTGAGCGTAAGCAGGCTCGTGAACAGAAGCGCAGACTTCATTATGTCTCTAACATCTACATTGTCTCTGATCCTGCAAATCGTGAGAACGAAGGTAAGGTGTTTCTGTTCAAGTATGGTAAGAAGATTTTTGATAAGATCACTCTTTCCATGAAGCCTGAGTATGAAGGTGATCAAGCAGTTGTTCCTTTTGATCTTTGGAAGGGTGCTAATCTGAAGCTTCGCTGTCGTACAGTCGCAGGTTATCCCAACTACGATCAGTCTCTTTGGGACTCACCGTCTGCACTTAGCGATGATGATAATACACTTGAGAAGATTTGGAAGTCTGAATACTCTCTCAAGGAGTTCATTGATCCTAAGAACTACAAGTCTTACGATGAACTGAAGAAGCGTTTGAATGAGGTTCTGATGTTGAATGACCAGATCACCGATTCGGTCACTTCTTCAAAGCAGTCTAATGATGTTGCTTCGTCAAAGCCGACATTTGATGGTCCAAAGACCAAGACTTATGATGATGCAAGTCTTGATGAAGATGAAGACTACTTCAAGAACCTGATTGACTAATAAAAAGTAAGTGCGACTGAGAAAAGGGAGAGTTTCGGCTCTCCCTTTTTTATTTCTGTGCGTAGATTGTTCTTGGTGCAGAGTGGAATCCATGATTATCTGCATACTTGTCTCGCGCAAAAGCACGAATAGCAGTTGGTGAATAATCTATAGCACCTAAAGAAGATGGTATTGTTGACTGATTTGAAGGTGAGTATCCAGCAGTAGACATCTTTGCTTGATTTAATGGAGCTTCACCGGGCTTTGTTGTGTTTGTTGTTTCATCCATTGAATCAAGACCTGTTCTCTGATCTGTGCCATCAAGTGACACAAAATCTCTAGCTTTGCGTCTTTCATCTGGTGGTATGATAACAGCAGTTTCATCTGATGCTACACGAATACCTGTTGGTGATCCATCTTCACGAACAACTTTAAGATTGTCTTTTGCATTGATGATACCACCTTCGTAAAGACCAGCTTCTGTAGCAGTAGCGACTTGTCCTGTTTCTGTTTCAACGTCAGTAGATATGTTTCTTGATGCTTTTCGTTTTTCCTGTTCTTCATAAATCTTATTCGCTTCATCAGTTAATCTGTTGAATTCTTCTTCATAATTTTCTTGCGATGTGGCTATTCTTTGTTGTGCAAAGATTTCTTCTTTCTTCTTTTTGAGTTCTTCATCTGTCATATCAACATAAGCATTTGAAGCATCTTCTGCTGTTTGAGTTTCTTCTTTAGGTCTACTGTAATCTATTATTGAAACAGGTTCTTTTTTTTCTACAGACTGCAATTTTTCATTTTGTTCTTCTTCAGATACAACATCTTCTTCTCTCTCTTGTGATAATAGCCATTCATTAAGAGGGTTACGTTTATTTTTCAAATCATCTACTCTTTGGGCCACACCTTCAGCATGAGCTTGTCTGAACCAATCTGGTCCGGCATATGCTGCTGGCGGACCACCTTTATAATTAGGACCGCCAAAATGCATTGAATGGGCTTTATCTCTCATATATCCTGCGCCAACGCCAGCACTAGGTAATACTCTAGAAAAGTTTGTTGTAAATGATTTAATGTAAGGAATGTCTTCTCTATCATAGATGCTTAAAACTTTTAATTTATTATTTTTATCACGAGTCATTAGAACAACATCTGCGGCGCCTGGTATATCTGGATTTTCAATATCGTGACGATTAGATGGTAATTTTCCACCAGTTTTTCTTCTATATTCGGCTAAAGCTGCCTGCTGTTCTTCAGTTTGTCCTCCTGAAAATGTATCCACAACTTCTATATTGGACATTGCTGCTGCATAGTCTAATGCATTTTTTAGTTCTTGTTTGATTTTTGATCTTCGAAAACCTTCTTGATTTTCTTGAACTCTGCTACCACTTGTAACTTGTTCAGCAGTAGCTGCATTACCAGTTAGTCCTTTCTCATACATAATCTTAGCTAAGTCTGCTTCAGCTTTGTTAAACTCTTCTGGAGTCTGAAGTTTCTCAGCAAAATCTACAATGTCTACGCCAGCACCAATACCTCCTGGTCCAGTTTCTATGATACCTCCAAGTTTCTTAAGTGTTTCACCATCCATTGACTTCATCACTTGAACAAACTTAGGCATTGAATCCACTGGAACTGTTTCATCAAGAGTTACTACATCAATACCCATTTTTTTTGCTATTGCAATTCTGGCGGCAGCATTTACTACTTCTGGCTTTTCAAAGTCTCGTACAAATGCTGTAGTTGTTTCTTCAAAGCTATTTGATGTTTTCATAAGTTCATTCAGACTAGCATAATTCTTATTGTTCTGAAATAGATCAAAAGACTCATCAATTGAATCTTTCATCGATGCAATGTATTCATCAACATCTTTTACGTTGCTTTTGTTAACGTGATACTTTTTAGGATCAATACCAGCTTCTGCTGCGGCACCTCTAACATGCAAGTGAAATACACCACCAGAACCACCATGATCACCATATGGTAATAGTCCTAAATTACTTTCAGCTATTGCATTTGCAACCATGCCTTTGATAGCTGCATCTGTATATCCAGCTTCTTTACCTTTTTTGGCAATATAATTGGCCAGTTCTGTTTGAATTTTAGCATTATCTTCTTTATTACCCATGCCGGCGCCATGAGTCGCATAATAGTTTCCAGTCAATCTGTTGTCATTGAATGTTGCAGGAGAATCTTCAAATTTGAAACCAGAAACTTTGCTTTCCGATTTGAATTCACCTAGAATTTTTTTCTTAGCCGCTTCAACAGACATCGTGTCTTTAATGTATATGTTTCTTGTGCTTTGAGGACCTATAGTTTGCTGTGATCTCTTTATGCCTATAGACTTTAGTTCAGCATCAGAAAGACCTGAGAATGGATCATCAGTTGACGAGAATGATTGTGTTTTCTTGTTTCTTACCACTTCATCAAAAGTTTTTTTTGCTTTCTCTGGTAATAATTTTCTCAATCTCTCTTCATTAACTTTACCAGTCAAACTAGACTCTAATTCTCTTTTCGATTTCGTTGTTCTAGGACTAACATATTCACTTGAAACGCCGCTGGTAATTGGTGAACTAGGTAAACCCTCACCAAACTTACCAGCAGCTATCTGAGATGTTGCTAATTGAAATCCACTAATGTCAGGCAATCTGTCTCTGTAGTATCTTGGAAACAAGTTTGCCATCTGGGTTGGTGTCAGCACTTGAGCCAACTGAGAATAAAACGTGTTATCACTTTGAGCCATATTGACACGATCACGAATAGTTGTGCTTCTAATCAGTTGACTGTAGCTGATCGTATATTCGTTTGGATTTATTGCCATCTATTACTATCTCTTCATTCGTTTTTGTGATGCGGCTCGGTCGCGTCTTGCTTCTTCTTGCTGCCTGATATGATCTTTCAGTAGATCAAGATAGATACCCTTTTCCCAAGGTATCATATTGTCAAGTTCTGTTAGACTATACTTGTGCATGTGCATCAAAGCAAAATTTGTTCTGTAGAAATTCTTCAGAGTATCATGACCGAGCATTATTGAAAAAAACTTTCAAAGTCTTGGATCTTGATCTTGTGATTGAATCCGCATTTCTCACATGTTCCAGATGCTACAAAACGGAAAAATGGTAGATCATTGATGAAGTCATCAAGCTTCTTGAATTGGCTTTCGGTCAAGTTTTCTAGAAAATCACGAAGCTCTTCTTTTGTGAAATCTTTAGATGTCAGTACCTTGTCTTTATCATAGATTATTTCAATGCAATTAACCAAAAGGTCAATCTTCTTATCAAAAGGGTTATCAGAACTATTGACGCTCTTCATTGCAGTGTATGATGGATATTTCATCTTGAGCTTGATGTTATTACCTATGTCTATGTCTAGCTTAGAGACATCTGTTCCGTATACTTCATAGTCTGTGATATTCATTTTTACATCAAAGACATTACGGCACTGACCATCATCTATTACGTGATTGCACCTGTACTTTAACTCGACTGTTTCACCAATAGACTTTGATCTAAGAGCAATGAATAGATAATCAATATCAAAGAATGCCAGCTTCTCAACATTGAGTTCACCAGATACCAAGCAGTTGTTTATGACCTGCTTTGTTGTCTTGATGATCTCATTGCTATCATTACTTTCAGAAGCCATCATCAGTAACTTCTCTTCTTTGACAACAAATGGTCTAAATGTTGCTTCTTTACCAGTCGATGGTATCTTTATCATGAATGTAGGTAAATCAATTTTGGGTAACATTATATCTCCTAATAATTATAATCAATACCATTTCTTCCCCAACTGCTGTAAGTAAATGTAACAGCAAGTCTCTGAAAGTTGTCATCCGCCCATGTGACTGGTTGCGGGCTGATCTGAATAGGATAAGCTTCTCGAAGAGTTATGGCATATGTTGCTTTTTGTTCTTCATCTAGCTGAAAAATATCAATACTTGTAGAGTAGTCATCTTTATAGTTGAAATCAAATGTGTCGATAGGATTTATCATTTCTAACCAAGAGTCAAAAAATTGTCTCTCTTGTGAATTGATGCGACAAAGAAAAGTAAAGTTCACATCTTCATACACTGTTTGAAATGGAAACTTTACACTTGGACCGTAATAACGGATATCTGAATTCATGAATGTGCGACCAGGAAACTCGGCAACTTCACACAAATAGACTAAATCTTTTCTTACGAAATCAAGCGTTGTAGCTAATGGTAGAAGAGGCCAGGCGTTAATCTGCACAACAAATCTAGCACTTCTCGCAGGACCTTTACCTTCATTCATCTTAGAAAGAATTGTATTCATATCAAGAGCATTTGGTGCTGGTGCTACAGACTTAAAGTTTAATGCCATTTATTTTTACCTTTTTACTACAAAGAACTCGACTGGTAACTCTATTGCTCTGTCCCATTCTGTAGCAGGTACTTCAATAAAAGGACTTCTGACATGTGTGAATAGATATCTCTTTATGCAAGGACGCATCTGATTTGCAATTCTCTTGGTGCCAGCTAATAGATCATATGAAAGCTTCAACTTTGATCTTTCTGTCAGATTGCTGCTTGACTTGAACTTCATAAGCTTACCAAGCAACTCGGCGCGCTCTCCTTGACTTAGATAGTGTAAGTTCAAACCTAAGAATCCATCTGAATATCTCTCAATAGGAAATACCAAAGGAAATCTGTCATATACTGGAAGAGTGTCTTTGTGCTTTGGATCATACCAGTAAAAATACATCTTACCGATAACTGTAGAGCTTCGGCTTCGATCAACTGATCCTATGATCTTTCTGCGATATCCTACGGCAGTCTTTACCTTGCCAGAGAACCAGTCGCTAAGTTCTTTTTTGTTATATTTGTTATTGGTCATAAGACTATTTATTTAATTCCTAAGTGATCTTCAGTCATAATCATGAATTGCCAACCACGATCAGCACAATATTCTTCTGCTGCCTGCCATTTGGCTTGGTTTTTACCCCATGTTGTGACTTCTGTGATGTACTGCTTTGTGATGCGCTTCTTCTTTATAGGTTCTCTAGTCTCTTTCTTAGGTTTGATCTCAACGATCATTTCCTTCAGAGTACCATCTTTATCCTTTGCTTTGACATAGAAATCAGGAAAATATCTGTGATATCGATTATCTAACGGTGACTTGTATGGTATCTGAATTTCTTCACTAGACCACTCAAGAACAGCAGAATTCTCGTCTAAATATTTCATGAATTTTCGTTCCCATAACGAACGATATATGATGTTCGTCGGGTCACCTCTATACTTTTTTGGATTTTGTGGGGTAAATCTACCTTTGTATGTTTTCATATAAATATATATAACTCAATAAGGACTTGCATCGTACATGGAAACGACAAACGATAACAGAGAAGAAATATTACCTGGTGTAGACAGTAAATATAACTTCAAATACTACAAATTTCCTAATGATCTCACTCAGCGTCATAACAACCATTACATGGTAATACAGATCAATGTTCAGACCAATTTAGGTTCTGTACAGGGTAATTTTCCTATCACAGGTGTAACTGGTGATCTTTCAAAAGTTGATGAGTTGAACTGGAATGGTGGTGGTCAATTTGTAAGTCGAAATACTGAACAAGCAGAAAGAATGGGTAGAATAGGTGGAATAGGATTAACTAATGATCCAAGGGTAGGCACGTATGATCCTTTGAAAATGGGTCCGACAAGCAGAGGTACAAGAAGAATATCAGATGCCATCGCTTTGTTCATGCCTACACCTATCATATTCAATACCATCAATGATTATGAAGAAATAAAACTAACTCAACTTTTTGGACAAGGTATCGCTGCATTAGCGGGTGCCGCAGCAGCTAGAAACGCGGGTGCCGCAGGTGCTTCAATTCAAGATGCACAGCAGGCAGGCGCTAATCGAACACAAGCGGTAGATGGATTAGGTAGAGTTGCAGGTGCAGCATCAAAGATGCTAGGTTATCCAATCAATCCAAGAGTTGAAGTTCTATTCTCTAACACAAAGCTTAGACAGTATGTATTCGAGTTTCTGCTTGCACCTAGGTCACCAGAAGAATCAAAAGTCATTTCAAACATCATCAGAACACTTAGATTTCATGCAGCACCAGAACTAGAGTTGTTTGGTAATTTCTTTATTCCACCAGCAGAATTTGACATTACATTCTATCATAACGGTAAAGAAAACTTGGCAATGCCGCGTATCAATACTTGCATACTAGATCGTATAGAAGTAGACTATACTCCACAGCAAGGCATGTACGCAACCTTCAGCAACGGTTATCCAGTAACAACAAGATTAAGTCTTGGTCTTCGTGAAGTTGAAGCTATTCACAAGACTAGAGTATATCAAGGATTTTAAGATATGCCAGCATTTTTCAATAAGTTTCCTGTTATCTCTTATGATACACAAAAGAAGATATATTCGTATCAGAACTCACAGTTCGTAACAAATATTCTTTTCAGAGTTGCTATTATTCGTGAAGTCATGTCAAATATATCTTCATACTTTGAATATACAATAAACGATGGTGAAAAACCAGAAGTTCTTGCAGACAAATTCTACAACGATCCAGAAGCACATTGGATCATTCTATATGCTAATGATATATTTGATCCGCAATACGATTGGCCATTAGATTCCAGATCATTTCCAAAGTATCTTGCAGACAAGTATCGCGCTCAAGCAGAAGTCAGTCTTGGTGCTGGAATTCCAGATTTCAGAGTGGTAGATTGGACAAGAGACACAACTAACGTAAACTCAATACATCACTACGAAAAGATAATTACCAGAGAAAATTCTGTTTCAAAGGTAATTGATGAGAAGCGCATCGAAATTAACAAAAATGAAGAATGGTTGACTCACGTTCTTGATGTTCCGTTTGATACGTATGACAATCTACCTTCACAGACAGTTGAGTTTTTTAACCTATCGGATAATAACGTAACAATAACACAAACAACAACAAAAAATGCTGTTACATATTATGATTACGAAGAAGAAATGAATGAAAAAAAGAGAAACATCAAGATCATAAAGAAGATGTATTACGGTCGAATTCTCTCTGAATTCAACAACTTAACAAATGCTCCAGTGTACAGCAGAAGATTGATAGTGTAATGCCAGAACCCGGTTTAGATACTCAAAAAACGATATTCAATACTCTAGCGTCTTTTGAGGTGATGATTCCTTCACCACTCAAAGATAGACTTGAAATAACTCCTGTTGAGGTAAACCTTGTCGAAAGTCTGCTAACTCCAGGTCTTCAAACATCGGTGACATTTCACAGCTATATGAACTCTTTGGCATACTATATTGATAACAATTATGTTGGTGGAGAGGTAAAGAACTTTGATAATTTTAAAGGTAAAGACCTTGAAATCATAATAGAGCGCCCTATTCTTGCTGAATATAAAACTCAATATAGATTACCAATAAGGCAAGTTGCATATAGGTTGAGTAATAGAAAGTTGCTCAATATGAACACTGAAATGTTTACCATACATGGCTGTGATCCATCACTACTCAATGATGCAAATGCTATGGTAAACCAGGCTTGGAAGTGTGTGACACCATCATCAATTGCTGCACAAGTATTATCTGCTTGTGCTGGTGTAAGTGAGATGGATATTGAATCATCTGGACCTGCCAGAGACTATGTTGCAAAGAACGTTCGACCATTCAAAGTAGTAGCAGACCAGTCTGAAGTCGCTCTTGCTAATGGTGATGATCCATCATTTGTTCATTACATGACCTATCAGAATTATGGAACGCACCATTTTAGATCGCTTCAATCTCTTACCAGTCAAAATCCAGTCGCAAAATTTGCATTCTCTGAAGTTGGCTCATCTAATGGTTATGGTAATCCATTTACAATAATTGATTATTCTTTTCCGTGTGATTTTGATTTATTGGCTGACATTCTTAATGGTGTAGGACTGAAAGGTAATCCAATAACAAGTCTCATTTCATTCAATCCAGCATTATTCTCTATGGGATTATTTGGCACACAGCAAATTGGTTGTGGTATTGGTGCTGGTGACACAATGGTATCATTTACCAATCTTGGTTCAGCAACAGAACAAGCTTCATGCAATTTAGAAGTTGAAAAGTATTTACCTAGAAGACAAGCAAGAATGTCATTACTTGAGCAAGATAAAGTTGCACTGAGAGTTACCGTACCATGGAACCCATCATTGAATGCTGGTAAAGTTATAACAGTAGAGTTATATGATAAATCTTCACCTGGTGCCGCGACATATACATATGGTTCAGGAAATTATTTAATAGCAAGCGTTGTACACAATATCAAACAGGGTGGTTTTGCAACAACTACAATGGATTGTGTCTCAACGACAGTAGGTATTGGAGTAGTATAATATGGCTTTGAAGTATGCAATCGTAGTAGATAGGCATCCAGAATATGGTGTGAAAGCATTACCTATCGACTTGAATCCGCAGACATGTCCACCAGAAAAATTGGCATGGAGTCCTGTATTTTCTGGTCCTAATGAGCGTGGTAGAAACTACATGCCTGAGATAGGTCAACCAGTTGTTATTGATGATAGTCATACCATGGCAGGTCCTAGTGGTTCAAACTTTTTTCCAGTAATTGCAACATATAACCCAGCAATGAATCAGCAGGCCGGTCTTCAAGGCAATTTAAATTTAATGCAACTATTTGAACCCTTCTTAAATAGCGTAAAAAATAATGTAAGATTACCTCCAAAAGCCAAAGAAACAGGTAAACCAACTACTCGTCAAAGAGAAGAAACTGGTGATTTCAAATACAGTTCAACAAAAGGTATGCCTGCACACGTATCCATCGCACAGACATTTGGTATGATACTACCACAAGTAAAGAACATCTCTACTGCGATTGATCAATTTACCGGCGTTCTTACACCTGGATTACTTGGTGCGTTTCCTGGTCTACCTCTTGGTAACATGCTATCATCACTAAGCAGCAATGCGTTATTTCAAACTGCTCTTGGTAAGTTACCAACAGAAGTTCAACAGGCATTTCAATCTGTTCAAGCATTTTCAAGAAGCGTTCAAGGTGGTTCTAGCTATGGATTTTCACTTGGTAGTTTGGTGGATGAAGCTACTTTTGTAAATAATGCGGTAAATTTATTAAGTAATATAAAAGACCCTGTTGAATTGTTTGCTGCTCTACAAGAGTTACAGTCAGATCCATCACTACATGGATGTGAGAAGCTTCAAGATACAGTAATTTACTTAAATAATTTCAATACAATAGATGCAAACACAACAAATACTAATTCAATAGAGATTGAGACTGAAGATGCAAACGCATCAAATGTCATAGTTGTTACTATAGACGATAGTGTTACAATCTCAGCTAATGTGACAAATTCTAAAATTACCATCACATCATGCGGTAAAGTACAGCAACAAGATGATAATGATGTTCTTGATGCTGTGAAGAATGTCATGTCTCTACTGAACACTTTTGCAAGCATATCATCACCAAGTTCTGGATTAGGTATTGGTGGTATGAACAATGTCGCAAAGAAGTGGGCAGATGCTCAGTCTAGATTGCCACCACAAATTCAACAGTTGAGACAGAAGCTATTGAAAGATATTTCTGTTTCTGGTGGCAATCTATCGAATTTGGCTATTGCCGCTCAAGTTGCGAAGCGTGTTTATAAATTAATTCCATAAAGGATTCATATAATGGTAAAAGATAGTGGACAGACAGAACCAAGAGATAAGTCAGCATCGAAATTCGATCAGTTCAAGACGCCTCATGATATACCTGAAGCGTTTCAGAAGATGGAGAACGTGACAGCACTTCATCATGGTAGATCAGGCAATCTTATTGCTGCTGGTGATAATAAAGACGGTGAATTCTTGATGTTTCAGCACGTATCAGGATCAGCAATCTATATGATGCCTGATGGTGCTGTTCAGTTTGTCTCACACAATGGACAGAACAGCTTGATCTTTGGTGAGAACCGAATGATGGTAACAGGCGCATATGATATCGTTGTTCATGGCGGCGGCAGTCTCAAGGTTGATGGTGATTACAATACGACTATTCTAGGTGATTGCATTCAGACCATACAGGGTGATATGATCACATCATGTAAGAATAGATTTGAAACTGTAAATGGTATGAACAGTCAGATAGCTCAAAATCATGCTATGATGGCATCTGAAAGCTTTACGATGGCAGCTAAGGGTCATGCAAGTATTACCGGTAAAGCTGGTATTGGTATGTCTTCAGCAGAAGGCGGTATCAAGATTGAAGCAAAGGGTGAACTCAGTGTGGAATCTGTAGGTGGTGCATTGAACTTTGTATCAAAAGGTATGTTTAATATGTTTTCTGGTTCTGATATCAATATGGATGGATCACCAAATATCTACTTTAATTCTAATAAAGCAACCGCACAAGATGCACAAAAAGGAACTTTTGCTTCTGCTCAGAAGGCTACACCAGAACCTAACTACAGTAGAGCATAAATAATAACATGCTAAAACAACAAAAATCTAGACAAAACGATTACTCAGACTTAGACCTCGACTTCTTAATGAATCCGACAACGAAAGATGTTGTTATTAAGAGAGGTGAAGATGCTATCAAGAGGTCTATTCGAAATTTGATCTTGACGAACTTCTATGATCGCCCATTCAGACCATCTATTGGTTCGAATGTTCAAAAACTCTTGTTCGATGAGATAGCAGATCCTCTTGTAAAAAATCTTTTGGAAACTGCAATAAACGAGACAATCTACAAATTTGAACCAAGAGTAAATCTTCAATTTGTTGAAGTAATACCTGATCTTGATGCAAACGGACTGACAGTAAGACTTCAATATACAATATTGAATAGAGAAGAACCTGTAATAACATCACTATTCCTAGAGAGAATTCGATAAATGTCATTGGCAAATACAGCACTTAGAATTACTGAACTTGATTTCTTATCAATCAAAGAAAACATTAAGACATATCTGAGAAATCAAACAGAATTTCAAGACTTTGACTTTGAAGGTTCTGGTATGTCTGTCTTGTTGGACATTCTCGCATATAATACTCACTACATGGGTTACTATGTCAATATGGTTGGTAATGAGATGTTTCTTGATACCGCTCAGATTAGACAGTCGGTAATCTCTCATGCCAAGATGATCAATTATTTCCCAACAAGCAAAAGAGCTTCAGAGACAAGAGTGAATATTCTTGTTACTCCAAGTGTCAATGAAGATCAAGACCAAACAATTTTGACAATGAACAAGTATACCAGGTTCTTAGGTAGAGACATAGATGGTATAAATTATCAGTTTGTATTAAATGACACATACTCAACAAGCAAATCTAATGGAGCGTTTTCTTTTGCAAACGTTGCATTGAAGCAAGGTGAAGTCGTAACAAGACAGTTTGTTATGGATTCAAACAATGTAAAAAGACGTTTTGATATACCGTCTGCAAATATTGATACTGAAACAATATCTGTTATCACTCAGGAATCAGATATCGATATTACATCTACAACATACGTTCCATATGATAACATACTTGATATTAGTGCAAATACACCAGCATACTTTATAGAAGAAAACGAAAACAATAATTATTCTATCTACTTTGGTGATAATGTCATTGGTAAAAGACCAAGAGATGGTAATATAATAACCATTACATATCTGGATGTCATGGGTTCTTTGACAAACAAGATAAACAACTTCTCAATTGTTCAGGCAGCAGGTGGACTATACAACGATAATATTGCAATTACTTCACTTGCACCATCATACTCTGGTGCTGAAAAAGAAACAATTGAAGACATAAGATATAGAGCACCATATAGCTATTCTACACAGAATAGAGCGGTGACCATATCAGACTATGAAACTCTAATTCTTAAAGACTATAAGAACATAGATGCTGTCAAGACATGGGGCGGAGAAGATAATGATCCTCCAGTATACGGAAAAGTATTCTTGTCTCTAAAGACAAAAGAAAATTACTTCTTAACAAATCTTGAAAAAGAATCAATCAAGGACTCTCTGATTCGAAATAGAAACGTACTCACTGTTATTCCAGAAATTGTTGATCCTGATTACTCTTATATCATTATCAGAGGTGATGTGTACTATGATGCATCACTAACATCACTATCAACAGAACAAATAAGACAGTTTGCTAGAGCATCTATTATTGACTATAAAAACAATGAGTTAACAGGATTTAATTCTGTCTTCAGAAAAGAAAACTTACAAGACTACATTAGACAGTCTGAGAAATCAATTACATCTTCAGACATCAAAATCTCTCTACAGAAAAGAATTGAGCTTTCTGTTGGAGAAGTAAAAAAGTATGCCATCAACAGTAATTTCCCTATCAAGAAGGGAGATTATACACATGAAATCACATCATTTCCAGAAATCAAAGTTTATGACTCATCAAATATTCAAAGAAATGTCAAGTTTGAAGAAGTGCCAGCAGCGTTCACTGGTATTGAGTCAATCGAAATTGTAAATCCTGGTATCAACTATACATCAACACCTACGATTAGCATAGTTGGTGATGGTACTGGTGCTACTGCAACTGCAAGAGTTTCTGGTGGTCGTATTGTAGAGATCACTGTCACAAACAAAGGCATAAACTATACCAGAGCAACAGTATCAATATCAGGTGTAGGATCAGAAGCTTCTGCTATAACTAAACTTCAATCTAAATTTGGTGAACTTCGATCATTCTATCTTAAATCAAATGGTGAAAAAGTCATTGTCAATGCAAAAGCAGGAACAATCAACTATGAAGATGGTATAATAGAATTAAATCCACTATTGACGAATGGTGCTGTGTTAAACGACTTCTATGATACAAACATTCTAACTTTTGAACTACCTATTGAAAAAGAAATTATCTTCCCTTTGAGAAATCGTATTGTCGATATTGATGAAAATGATGCCAGAGCAATTCAATTAACCGTTATACCAGAGTAATAAATGGCAAACACTACTAACAGCAAAATATCAAATCTGGTAGCATCTCAAGTTCCTTTCTTTGTTAGGAACGATCACGATACCTTTGTCAAGTTTATGGAAGCATATTACGAGTACACAGAGCAAAGTGGTAAAGTTGTTGAACGTGCAAAAAATTTACCAGCATATTCGGACATTGATAGAACAGTAGATGAATTTACAGAGTATTTCTATAAGACATATCTTGCCAAGATACCAAGAAACATCATGGCAGACAAGTCTCTTGTTCTTAAGCATATCAAAGATTTCTATACTGCACGAGGCACAGAGAAATCTATTCAGTTTCTCATAAGAATACTGCTAGGCGATGAGAATGTAGAATTTTACTATCCAAAAAGAGATGTTCTGAAAGCATCTGATGGTAAATGGTTTGTTGAAAAATCACTTAAAATTGAAGACGTTCATGTAAATGGTGTACCAAATACTAGTGTAAACGTCATACAGAATTTCAAGAATAGAAAAATAAGTGGTAACACATCTAATGCATATGCTATTGTAGAACGTGCTGAAGTCTACTACGAAGGTGATGTTCTTATCTATGAACTGAAGATTTCTAATCAGTATAAGACATTTAGAGCAGGTGAGACAATTTACACTCTGTTCGATGAGAATGGCACAACAAAAAGTCTTACTGCAAATCTATTTAAAGGTTTTATCAATACTGTAGAAGTGACATCACCAGGTACAGGATACAAAATTGGTGATATAGTATCGATTGAGAGTTTGACAGGTACCGGTGGTAATATCATTGTATCAAGCGTTACATCTGGTAATATCGTATCTCTTGGTATTATTAACGGCGGTGCTGGATTTAAAATAGGTGATACTTTTCTGATTACTGGTGGTGGCGGTTCTGGTGCAGGTGGTTTTACTACTGCTGTTCTTACAGATAACTCAGTTCATCCAAACTCATACTCAGTGCCAATTTCAACAATTGCTCTTGAAGCTAATACACCGATAGGAAATACTTTCTATTCTAATCTGAGTTCATCAAACGCAAATACAACTCTCGCTAATGCAACATCATATTTCACATACAGTAACACTGGTCCAATAAGTGCTACAACAGTATCATTTCAAGGTAGTGGATATCTAGGTCTACCAACAATAACTGCGGTATCTAATACAGTTATAAGAAATCTTGGTATTCTAGGTCGTATGGAAATCGTTAATGGTGGTTTGAACTACGCAAACGGAGATATCATTACGTTTACTAATGTCATTGGTGGGTATGGAACAGGAGCATCAGCAAATGTTAAGTCTGTTGATGCAAACGGTAAGATTGCAGCGGTACAGTTTGTACAAGTTCCAGGTCAGATAATAGGTGGCTCAGGATATTCACAAAGTCATTTACCAATAGCTAATGTTGTAAGTGGAACTGGTAATGGTGCAAGCATTATTGTAAGTGCTGTACTTGGCGATGGTGAAAATATTCAAGCTGGTACGACAAGTGTTGGTAGTATCATAAGACTTTTAATTGTTTCTCGCGGTACAAATTATGATGTTGATACCACACTCAATCTCTCAAGTATTGGTGACGGTACAGCAAAAGCTACTGCATCAATCGTTACTGGATCATTTACATATCCTGGAAGATATCTGAATGATGATGGTCATCTATCTGGCTATAATTTCTTAGAAGATAGAGACTATTATCAAAGCTTCTCTTATGTTGTCAAAGCAAGACATTCTATTGAGAAGTATAGAAAAGCATTGAAAGATTTGATTCACCCTGCTGGTATGAGATTATTTGGTGAATATCTATTTGTTGATCCTATGGTTAATGTCTCTTTCAATACAACTAATGGACAATATGCAAATACAACATATACTGGCACATATACATCAACATCAAACGCAAACGGAACTCTTGTTCTTGTTTACAGCCCAAATATTGATGTTTCAGCATTATCTAATGTGTATATCGAAATAATGAGTGGTGATACTGACAATCTCTCAAGTGGTAAATTCTCAGTAAATACAATAAACTCATCGGCGTTTACAATATACTATGCAAATACTATGTCAGGTACAGTATCAGCAAATGCAGGAGTTGGTAATACAAGAATTCTTACAGGTTCAAGCACACCATTTGGTAGATTTAATCTTGGTGATAGAATACGTATTTCTGGACACTCAAACACATTCTATGTTGGTGCAGTTAAAAATGCAACAAGTCTGACAGTAACAACAAGATTACCAAAGAACATAACAGGAAATACATTCTACAGAGTTCAAACTAGAGCCAATAGTAATGGTAATATATTGTTTACTAGCATATAAATAGAGTAATGAAATTAGGATAAAGCAATAATGTCTTCAGTGTTTTCTGAAAATCTTCGAATATACAATGCTGAACAATTCAAGCAGTCAATATCTGAACTAGGTCCAACAAGCATATATCTAACAATAGGTAAAGTTAGACCTTGGGATAATGACGCTGAGCCACCACAAGCAGACTCAGGAGTTGGTACATTTAATGAAGTTTGGCAGCAAATGATAGCCGCCAAGCTCATAGTTGGTAGTGATGTAAGACATGCTATTCGTAGAATAAATTGGACTTCAGATACGGTTTATGATGCATATGATCATTGCACATGTACTCTATTACTGTTCAATGATGATGTAGAGTTTTTTGTTTTGACCACTGATTGGAATATCTATAAGTGTTTGTATAACAACAATGGTGGACAATCAACTGTTATGCCAACACAAACAATCGTTGATGCTGCCGTAGAAGAACAAGATGGTTACATATGGAAATATATGTATACTTTGACTGCCGAAGAAAGAATTCGCTTCATGACGGACTCTTATATTCCTGTCAGAACTCTTCTTGCAGATAATAACTCACTTCAGTGGCAAGTTCAAGAATCCGCTACACCAGGTTCAATTGATATCATCAAGGTGGTTGATGGCGGCTCAAATTATTCTAATGCAAGCACTATTACTGTGACAATTGCAGGAGATGGAGTTGGCGCTACAGCAAGAGCCAAAATCAATTCTTCGTCAAATACGGTCAGTAGTATAACTATGATCAATCGAGGTTTAAATTATACATATGCTACAATCTCTATAACCGATAGCGGCACTGGTTCAGGTGCTACCGCTAATGCAGTTATAAGTCCACCTGGCGGTCATGGATCAGATCCAATGAGAGAACTTGGTGGTTCATATTTGATGTTAAATCCTAGAATAAAATCGTCAGAAGATGGAAAAATATCAATAAATAATGAATACAGACAAATAGCATTGATACAAGACCCTGTTGTTGTTGGCACTGGCAATATCGCTTCAAATACTGTTTACACGCAAGTTGCGAAGCTGACAATGAGTCCAAGTGGATCAGAATTCATTGAAGATGAATATGTGTATCAGGGAGAATCTCTGTTGAGTTCTACATTCAAAGGTCTTGTTGTCGATTGGAACAGTGGAAATAATATTTTACAGTTGACCGATACAACTGGTATCATAACTTCTGTAATTCTCAATGGTGCTACTAGTGGTGCATCAAGATTTGTGGAATCTGTTACTGAAAAAGAATTAAGACCTTACAGCGGAAATCTTCTCTATGTTGATAACATTGTGCCCATCGAAAGAGCAATAGATCAGACAGAAGATTACAAGATATTATTGAAATTTTAAGAGGAAGAATAAAAGATGGCAAATACAGCCAATGGTAAGCTAACTACTGATTTTAACGTATTTCCTTATTATGATGACTATAATGAGGATAAGAAATACTATCGTATTCTCTATAAGCCAGGTTATGCTGTTCAAGCTCGTGAACTTACTCAGATGCAGACAATGCTTCAGAAGCAGATTGATCGCTTTGGTAAACACGTGTTTAGAGAAGGTTCTATCGTTCTTCCAGGTAAATTCAATATTGAAACGGACGTTCCTTATGTAAAAGTGCGTGATGTCAATGATGCAAATGCCACAATCGATATTGCAGACTACAAGAAACTTGTTGTTACAAGTGACAATAGCGGTATAGAAGCATTCATCGAAGATGTTATCGACGGCACTGAAACAAGTGCAAATGCAAAGACTATATTTGTATCTTATAGAAGTTCTGGTACATCAAATGCAGACATCGTTACTTTTCAAACAGGCGATACACTTACTACAAATATAGGTAAGTTGCTTGTTGTAAACTCTGTACCTCCAGGTGCAAATGCTGTGACAGGTAAAGGCACAAGATTTGTCATTGAACAAGGCGTGTTATTTGCAAAAGAACATTTCATTTACTTCCCAACATCTTCTATTGTTCTTTCTCCATATTCACAAAATTACTCAGGCACTGTTGGTTTTACTATCACAGAAAAGATTGTATCTGCATCTCAAGACTCAAGTCTTCTTGATCCGGCATTGGAATCTTCAAACTACTCAGCACCCGGTGCTGACAGACTACAGTTAGACATCTCTCTTCAATCATATGGTCCTGATGAAACAATTGATAATCCAGATTTTATTCAGTTGTTCTCTATTCGTGATGGTATTGTTACAGAAATCTATGATAGACCTTTATACAATATTCTTCGTGATGAAATGGCAAAACAAAAGTATGATGAGTCTGGTGACTATTACGTTCATGGTCTAGGTGTTCGTCTACGTGAAAATCTAAACATAGCAAACAATGGTGGCCTTCTCTCTACAGGTAATAATGAGTTGTTGTCAGTGGGTGTTGAACCAGGTATTGGTTATGTTAAAGGTTATGAAGTAAACAAACTCGTTACTGAATATGTAACCCTTGAAAAAGGATTGACACATACAACCGTAAGCACTCAGATTTCAAGCGCATCAATGGGCAGCTATGTTACATTGAATGAGTTTATTGGATCTCTTGATCATGATAAAGGTCAACAAGTTGCACTATATGATACAGCAAACAAGAGATTAACAAACAAGTTATATACTGGTGCACCAACAGGCAACTCTATTGGTACAGCCAGAATGATGGCATATGAGTATAATTCTGGTACTTTAGGTACTCCTTCAGGAACAGTTGATTTCTATCTTACAGATTTGCGTATGAATGGTACAAATGCTTTTGCTAACGTAAGAAGCATATATGCACCTACAACTGGACTTGGTGGTGATATCGTATTAAACGTAAACGAAACAGAAACTATCTTAAGAGATTCGACAACATCAGCATTGTTGTATCCTGTTGGTTCTTATGCTGTAAAAAACTTGAGAGATTCTTCCGGTAATCCAAGAACAACATTCAATTTCAAGAGAACATCTGCGGTATCACCTATTACTACATCTGGTACAGTTACTCTTACTCTTGGCACAACGGGCATCGGTGAAACTCTTCCATATGGTACAGATTCCGATTTATCTGATAGTGACAAGAGAGAGATTATATTTACACTTGACAATAATTCAAACATTGCAGGACCAGGTACTGTAAGTATCTCATCAGGCACCAATATTCTAAATGGTACAAGCACACAGTTCTTAAAATATAATGTTGGTGATAAGATTGAAATTCAAGGCATTGCTAACACTTATTACATTTCTACTATCGTAAGTGATACTTCACTCACATTAACGGAAAATGTTGTGTCTTCTGGTGTAACAGGAAACACATATAGCAAAGTCTACAAAGCAGGTGATATAATTGATCTGACAACAAAAGGTAACACTGGATTGAAGAGAGTTGTTTCTACAACATCAAGTCAGTTATCGTTTGATTTGAAAGAAATATATCCAGCAAGTATGTCAGGTAAAGTTACATATCAAGTTGTTCGTACTAATACTGCTGGAGTTACAAAAAATCTTTCACAAGAGAGATATGTCAAGATTAATTGTTCTACAGCAGGTACAGTTGGACCATTTAATCTTGGTTTTGCTGACGTTTATCGTATAAGAAAAATTGTTAGAAAATCTGGTAGCTATCCAACAAGTCTTTCAGACGGTACAGATGTGACATCATTGTTTACATTTGATAACGGTCAGAGAGACATGTACTATGAACACGGCAGTATCAAACCTAACTTTGCATTAAGTTCAAGTGACAGACTACTTGTTCAACTAGACTATTTTATTCCAACATCATCACCAGGATTTGGATACTTCTCTGTTGAATCTTACCCTATCGATGATGATAATTCACCTGCTGCAAGAACGATAAGAACAGAAAACATTCCGATTTACAAGTCACCAACAACAGGTACAACATATGATCTGAGAAACTACATTGATTTCAGACAGGTCAAAACAAGTACTGCGAATGATCCTGGTGCATCGACAACCATGGTTATAGCAGATGCGACAGAAAATCCTTCTGTATCATCTTCATTCATTTCTGATACAAATGGATTCAGATTGCCTGTTCCTTCTTCACAGTTCAATTATGATTTCTCATATTATCTACCAAGAAGAGACGTTGTAGTAATAGATAAGAACGGTGTCATATCTGTCGTAAAGGGTGTACCAGCATCTTCACCTATTTCACCAGATATTCCTGCAAACTCAATGTCTCTGGCAAATCTTTACGTTGCACCATATCCTTCTCTTGCTCCAAATTATGGACAAGCAATCCGCAGAAGAGACTTATCATGTAATGCAATAAAGACATCTAATATTCGCTTTACAATGCGTGACATTAACGTACTAAAAGAGAGAATTGTAAATCTTGAATACTACACAAGCTTGAACCTTCTTGAAAAAGCAGTTTCTGATCTCAAGATCAGAGATGAAAATGGACTTGAGAGATTTAAGAGTGGTATTTTTGTAGACACATTCAGTGATCACAACAATGGTGATATATCAAATCTTGAATATAGAATTGTTGTAGATCCAAAAGAATTGTCAATTCGACCTCAATACACAATGCACTCTATTGACTATGATCTTGTTGCAAATACCAATGTTGTAAAGACTGGTGATTTGATAACTCTACCATATACTCACGTTACTTTGATTGATCAGCCAAGAGTAACAACATTTAGAAATATTGAGCTTTCTACATACCGCTTTATTGGTAATCTATACTTGTATCCAGACACAGATGTTTGGAGTGATACAGACCTTATGCCAGATGAAGTTATCTTTGCTGGTCCAAATCCTAGTTCTGTTCAACAAGGTACAACTACAACATGGAACGCATGGCAGACAACAATTGTTGGTCAAACTTATGAGAAATCAACGGGCGGCGGTAGTCACGGAGGTACAGGTAATCCAAATGATCCTAAGATTTGGGGTAAACCAACAGCGTTTACAGGCGATGCTACAAAATATTTAAATTCTGGTGGTCAAATCGTATCATCACTTACAACAGTAAGTGACAGAGATTTTAGAATTACTGAACTATCAAAGTCAACAAGAACTGGTGTTGAGACAACAACAAAGCTCACAGAAAAGTCTGAGTCAATAAGTTCTAAGCTTATCGATGTTTCATTGAAACCTTACATTCGTGCAAGAACAATTCAAGTAAATGGTAAAGGTTTAAAAGCCAACACCAAATACTTCGTGTTCTTTGACGGTGAAAACATGTCAAATACAGGTGTGACTTCATATGTCAGACCTCTTACACAAAGCGAATTTAATCTTGAAGCTGCAAACATCGAAAACACTGTTTTAAGATCATATACAAATGCTCTAGGTGCAAATTTGGTATCAAATGCAAATGGTGAAATTTGGTTCAACTTGACAATACCTCCTGGTATTTTCAGAATGGGTTCTAGAGAACTTATTGTAACAGATAGTCCAACAAATGCTGTAGATGCTTCTAGCTATGCCAAGAAAGAATATGTTGCAGCAGGACTGAGTGAAACAAAACAAAACACAATTCTAACAACTCGTTCTGTTTCTGTTACAACAAAACCATTAACAGAAACGAAAGATCAGACAAAAGTTTACTTTGTAAACAACATTTCATGCTCTGGTTATTCATTTATTCCAAAAGCACCTGAAGGTGAAGAAGGTGTCTTCTTAACTAAACTTGATATGTGGTTTGCTGCAAAGCATCCTACACTTGGTGTATGGGTAGAAGTTCGTGAAATGGACAATGCTGGTGGTGTTACACGTAATCAAGTACCGTTCTCTGAAGTATGGTTAACACCTGATGAAATGAATGTTGCTTCTGCCGCAGATGTAAAGAATGGCGCAAACTCTACAACTATTACATTCCCAGCACCGGTTTTCTTGTATAACGACACACAGTATGCATTTATCATTCACACTGTTGCTTTGAATCCAGACACATATTTCTGGGTATCAAGAGTTGGTGAAACAGACGTTAGAACTAACACAAAAGTTAATGCAAGACCATTGACAGGCACATTCTACACAACGAACAATAACCTAAACTGGGATATGGTACCAGATATTGACTTGTTCATCAAGTTCTATAGAGCATCTTTCTCTACAGGTGTAACTGGTCAAGTTGTACTTGGTAATAAACCAATTGAAAGAGCAACTCTTGGTAACTTGAGTTCTGCTATTGTCAAGAATGGTGAAAGATTTATAGGCAACGACAGACTTACATTGACCGGTAATACAACAAACAGAGGTGATGGTAATGCACTTGTTGTTGGAGACAGACTTATCGGTCAAAATTCAGGTGCAAATGCAGCAATCATAAGCATCTCTGGTTCAGTCTATGCTCTAGCAAATAATCTTTATATTCAAGGCGAAAGAGTATCGCTTGCTAATGCTAATGGAACTTTCTACGCAAACACTTCAGTTGTTACATTAAAGAGAACTGGTCAAGCAATTCTATCAGATTACAAAGTATTTGATGGTGTAAATCGCACAGAATTTGTAAGATCAAGTGGTGACTTCTATGTTGGTGATACAATCCGTGGAGTGTCAACTGGAATTACAGCAACAATCGACGGCATTGCAAATCAAAGATACTCTACAATTGACGTTGAGCCAAGTTATATCAAGTTTAACAAGACAACTGTTGGTTTTGAGGTTAGAACAACAGCAAATAACACAGCAGTACTTGATAGCTACATCTCAGTAAATGAAAGTCAAAACTATGAGTTTGATAATGAAAAAGTTATTCTTTCAAGATCATACGAAAAAGACAGTCTAGGAGGTAGCAGATCAAGCAATCTTAGAATCAGTATGTCAACAACAACAAACTATCTGTCTCCTGTCATTGATCTTGCAAAGACACAATCTATTGTTGTTGATAATATTATCAACGCAAACACAAAAGGAGAGAGTGCCGTCAATAAGTTAACACTATCATTGACAACAGCAGCAAACGGAACAATCAATGTATCTGACAGACTTGTTGGTCAAAATTCTGGTGCAAATTTGATTGTTGAATCTGTAGACGGAAGCAATTATATCATGTCGGCAAATGGCTTCTTCAACAATGAACTCGTTATTGCGTATAACAGTGATATGTCTTCGAAGAATACAGGTAATACTGTAAGTGCAACAGTAACAAATCTGTTCAATGTGAGAAGCGTTGATAGTGGTAAACTCTTCAACAAATATATCTCACAACCAATCATTCTTGCTGAAGGTCAAGATGCTGAAGATATTCGTGTGATCATAACTGCATATAGACCACCTCCAACAGATATCAAGATTTGGTTCAAACCAAGACATAGTGAAGACCCAGATACACTTGAAGTTCTTCCTTGGATTGAACTTGAGAAATCTGATAATACAGTATACTCATCTCTTGTAAATAGAAATGACTTCAAAGAGTTCAATTATGTGATTCCTGAAAGATACTTGTCAGGTAATAACTATTTACAGAGTGGAAGTGCCCTTGGTGTGTTCCAATACAGAAACACAAACAATACACTATTCACTGGATACAGATCATATCAGATCAAGAT